CACCCGAGCGTTGCCGTACACCCAAGCGTCGCCGTACACCCAAGCGTCGCCGTACACCCGAGCGTTGCCGTACACCCAAGCGTCGCCGTACACCCAAGCGTCGCCGTACACCCGAGCGTCGCCGTACACCCAAGCGTCGCCGTACACCCGAGCGTTGCCGGACACCCGAGCGTTGCCGGACACCCGAGCGTCGCCGTACACCCAAGCGTTGCCGGACAGGTTCTCAGGCTTCTCTATGTACCCACCCAAGTCTCCCGGTGTAACGCCACGCGCAGCTATTTCAGCAATAGCGCGAATGCGCTTCACCACCCTGCCGGGTGCTATAAATTTCTCGTCGCCGGGTACAAATTCAAAATGTTTTGGGATCATGGTTCACTCCTAAAAAGCCGCAACGAGGCGGCGGGTTGGTCAGGTGGGCTTGCGCCGCTCCCAAAACGGGTCGAACGCAAAGGGAAATTCGTAGTGCGGCTTGCCGTCAATCGCACTGGTGAAGATGGATCGAGACTGATTGGGGTACCGCTTCAGGATTTCCTTGACGGTTTCGTTGACGGGGGCGTACAGGTCGGACTGCCAGTTGCTGACGTCCACCCCAGCCTCAACCAAGTCGGTGTAGATGGTCATACCCGCACCTCCCGAAGAATCACCACGGCACCGGCACTTGTACGGCGCAGGGTGCATGGTTCGAAGTCACTTTCCTTGACGGGGCGCAGGGTGGCTTCATTCAATTGGGAGGCGCGGAAGATTTCGATGGCGACGTGCTCGCTGCGGGCATAGCGACGGCGTCGCCCTGTGGCTTCCAAACAAACGCGGGCTTTGTAATCAGGCATGGTTCACTCCTAAAAATGAGTCGCAACGAGGCGACGGGTTGGGGATTGGGTTGGTGCCCCGACGACGTACTGGACGTGGACGTTGTCGGGGGCTGGGAGTCAGGTTCAAGCTCAGGTCAGGCGGCCTTCGTCAACTGCTCGCGGTCTTCCAGCAACTGCAACTGGGAGACGAGAGCTGTGACGTGAACGTGACCGAGAGGGACGACGTTGTCGGGGACGCCGATGCCCCGGTACTCGATGACTTCGGTCAGGCGGAGGTTGCGGAAAAGCTCGGTCAGGAACCAAGTCAGGTGTGATTCGTGGAGGTAGCTCGTGTCCGGCGTGACGGCTGTCAGGGCCTTGTCGACGGCCTTCTGGACGCGGTTCAGGAGCTTGCCGAGTCGGGCCCACTTACGCGCATCGGCGGCGTGGATGTCGATCAGGTTGGCCTCGATCGACAGACGGCGGTCGGAATGCATTTGGAGACGGATGCCCACGTAGATGGCCTCGAAGACGTCGGGGCTCCTCAAGGTGAAGGAGGTGGAGCACTGGGTGCGGGCACCGAGCAGGGGAGAGCGCAGGCCGGTGCGGCCCCAAGAGGTCGAGGCGTCAGGCCAGACAGGCAGGCGGAAGGTGGGGGTTTTGGTCATGGTTCACTCCTAAATTGAGCCGCAACTGGGCGGCGGGTTGGTCAGGTGGGACCCTGAAAGGTTGGAAAAAGCGGCAATTTGACCTTGCTTTGTCTCAGGAAGCGAAAATCCTTTTAAATCAAGGGGTTAGTTAAAAACTGCACCTAAAAAAATCAAGTGTTTGCAGGTCGCCAAATTGGCAGGTTTTGACAGGCTGAAAATGAAGGGAAAAAGCCAAAAAGGGTCATTTTTTGGTGATTTTTAAAACTTAGGTTTTTATACCTGCTGAAATCAAACCGAGCCTTAGAGGGCTTTGCCTTCAGATTGCCGATTTTGCTATCAAAATAGGATCGAATTTGCTTAAAAATTAAGCACAATCATTTTGATAGCAAACCGAAGTCGAACTCCTGAAAAGATAGCGCCTGAATTGCTATTCTTTTTGGAGTGAAATTGCTTAATTTTTAAGCAATCACCAAAAACGGGCGAGGATGTACGCCTGCGCGCCTGTCCAACTCATTGCGAACAGGGTTTCGGTTCGGGTTTTGATTTGGATTCCGGATTCAGTTCGTTGAATCCGGGCGTAGACGTTGTCGGGGTCAGCGAGATCCTGCTGAAGGGCCTGCAGGTCGCGGAACCTGCGGGCAACATAGGCTGATGCGGCGCGGTCGTCCGTCAGGAAACGGGCCGCGGATTGGTGGATAGATCCAACGATTGACATGGTTCACTCCTAAAAGAGCCGCAACTGGGCGGCGAGATTGAAATTGTACTGTGTTTTTACACAGCGGTTTAGGCTGCCAATCGCATTGCAGTTGACGGCCTGCGGTCGCGGACCCATTTGTCCAGCGTCTGATAGGGCATGCAAAGTTCGATTGCAGCCTGCTTGATCGAAAGATTTTGAGTCAGTACGCGGTTTACCGCTGAATTGCGGAATTCGTTCGTGTACTTGTTCTGGTTTGCCGGTCGCTTTCGAGCCTGAGATCGAATGCGGTCGATCACTGACGCTGACGTTGACGTTGACGTTGACGTTGACGTTGACGTTGACGTTGACGTTGACGTTGTCGGGGCTTGAGTCGGCGATGTTGTGTTGAGCGGCGTCATTGACGTTGATGGGGCCGATTCCAGTTCGAGCCTGACATTCAGCGGCAGTCGAAGTTCATTCGCGCCATCGGTAACCACTATCCATGCTTTCATGATCGTCTTTCGGAATGATGAACGTGCCGATTCCCATCAAGACCGGAATCAGCGTTGCCCACCAGATGTTGATAAGAGACAGGATGCAGCCCATGAAGAGCCAACCTGACAAGCCCAAAAGGGCAATGGCAGCGATCATTTTCGATATCATGTTTCACTCCTAAACCTGGCCGAAAGTACGGAATCGCAGGTTATTTAAGCAGAAAGTGTTGTAATTACACAACAAACAACCCCAAAATCGACAAATTTTCGGGCTAAATGTCTGAGATGTACTGACTGGTTAGTCAGTAGTTGCGGAAAAGTGAGGCCTGGCCCCTCCACCCCCGACAACGTCAAGGTCTCTGTCAAATGCCCCGACGACGACAAGACCGAAGGCAAGACCTCCGTCAAGGCTCATGTAACTCCCCCTGTGCACACCGCAATGCACACAGGGGAAGGCACTCGTTGAAGTGCCCTCCTGAAATTTGTGCCCCGACAACGCCGTTGCCATTGACGTTGTCGGGGGTGCTTGGTACTGGTTGATTGTTGTGCCGCTTCCCCCCGATCAATACCTGAGAAGCTGCCCATGCACCGACACGATTACCTTGTCGGGGTTTAGGACAGTCAAACAGGATCACGCTTTAGACGTGGCATTGCCCATCACTGGGTTGCACTGTGATCGAAGTAGTTGACGCACAAGGTCACCCGGCTGTTAAGCAGGGGTGACCGAGACGCCCCAAGCGGGGCGTCACGTTGAACGGGGTTATTGCTGAGGGGAGGCTCACACGGCTGTGCTCGGTAACTATTCCGGCACCTATGGGTTACTCTGCGCCCTTCCCATGAGTGCCCATGCGGCGGCTCAACCTGCGTGAACAAGGTTGAGTTATGGCATGGGGTTTTCATGGGTGCAACGTCGCTCCCATCGGTCTTTGATCTTGTCGGGTGGCCTTGGCAAGGCCGTTCAACGGTTGCCACCTCGGTTGCCGACTTGTGCAGTGCGGGTTATGCGAGGGTGGCGTATGGCCAGCACCGACAACCTTGCCGATCTATCAGGTAGAGCAACACCCAACACCTAACAGGCAAACGCGGGTTTGCTTATAGGGGTTTGGTGTTGTCGCTGATAGCGGCGTTGTCGGGGCTGGCTTTTTAAAGTGCTGACGCGCAAACCCGCGCCACGTAATCGCGTAAACAGTGTTTCGCGGTACGTCAGCAGGGGTTACGGGTTACGATGAACCCGGCGTTACAGGGTGTTGCCTGAAGTAAACACCAGCTTGTGGCGTTTACTTCAGGCCACCGATGGGTGGCCGATTGATCAGAATGTTGCGGGTTCTGCAGTAGGGGCTTTGAACGTGTTGCCTGTTTCACGCTTGTAAGTTTCAAGCAAGGCAGCGTGCTCGGCCTGTAGGGTTTGGAGTGCAGCTTGACAAGCCTCAAATTGTGCTTTCCAGTTTGTGCTAGTTGCGGCTGTCTTAGCTGCCGGGGCATACACTGACAACAGCGCAACGCGCGTTAGTCCTGCCCATTCATCGTGTGCTGCCTGATCAGTGAAACGCTTGCCCTTGCACTCTGCAAGTGCTGCAGTCCATGCTTGCTTATCCTTGCCCTTGCCGTTGACAAGTGCAGTCTGCACAGGGCAGGCAGGGTTAGCCGTGTTGTTGTCAATCAGTTTGCGGTAAGTTGGATGACCAACTACATAATTGCTGATCACCTCCAACATGGTGTTTACAGTTGCTGCAATGCCACGGTCCGAACGTTTCCCTGTGAGGTATTCGGCTTTGTCTGCCGCAGTTGCGCGGTAAGCCTGTGCCTTGCTGGTCGTTGCTGCTGCTGTCATGATGATTCCCCTTTTGCGCGATAGGCGCACTGATCCAGCGGGCACGACATGCGCCTTTTGCTGTATGCCCTTTGTTTGGCATGGCTAGATTATAACATCAATAAAACAACTACATCAATATAGTGGTGTTGTATTTATACAAATTTGCGCCTGGGTGACGGCTACACTTTTTATAGCAAGGAAAAGAGGCCGCGCCTCCCTGTGCCTGTCGAAAAGTTTTCATACTCCGGCTACTATGTGGTATGATATTTGTCATGACTAACACAGATAACTACACCAATATCAAGGCCGCTGTTCTCTCGGGTATGAGCGGTTACGCCGCCGCCCGGAAGTACGGCGTCGAGCCTCTCTCTGTCGCCAAGCGCCTGTCCACTGACCCCGACATCGTCGCTGCCAAGGCTGCCGGCACCGTCAAGAGTCGGGCGAAGCGACACAAAACAACCAGCCACTACCTGAACCTCGACTACGTGAAGGCTGTCTTGGAGGGCGGGTTGAGCCAGACAGCGGCAGCTGCTCAGTTCGGGAAGGCCCAGTCACAGGTGGCGTTCGGTGTGAAGAAGGCGAGAGAGGAGTTGGCGTCACTGGGTAGGCCAACAAAGTCGCCACCAAAGGCACAACAGGCGAATCACATACAAGACCCCGAAATCGACGCCCTTCGCGCTCTCGCAACCGCCTATGCCGCCCGGCACGGTCTCACGTATTCGGAGGTGCTTGACAAACTGCGATGAGAAGTCCAGTCTGGACAACTCCGCCTTGGAAATCGGCATAGACCAGTAAGCCCTGGCCAACTCCCTGCACCGTACTGGCGGTGTTTTCCAACTTGCCTTCGGGCATGAGGGAGTTGACCAGGGTTTTCGTTTGGAGAAGAGGCCAATGACGCCCACACAGACGAGCCTGATCCACTCCAACGGATCAACCGTGACCATGTCCAGCCTTGACCTACTGGAACTTGTAAACGCCGCTCGGTCGGAGTTCGATGAAAAGCCTGTACGGCACAACGATTTCGTTGCTCGGTGTAGGGATGAACTGGACGGCGAACCCTACGAAACTTTCGTAGAGTTGGCGAAGGGTCAAAGACCTTCGGTAGAGGCGCTACGTATGACGGCCGACCAATGCAAGTTGGTCGCCATGCGTGAGTCCAAAGGCGTCCGCAGGAGTGTGTTGAAGCGGCTGAATGGGCTGGAAGCTAGGGTTTCCGCACCCGTCGTCGATCAGCTACCTATTGAGGCTGCAGCCCGCACGTTCAATGCTTTGCATTCCGTAGGCATGACCATAGGCCTGCAGACAAACATGGCTGCAATCAGTGCGAACCAGGCAACGTTTCGGCTGACTGGCAGCAACATGCTTGAGTTGATTGGTCACACGCACCTGGTGGCTGAAGTACAGGATCGGGCCTTGACGCCCACGAAGCTGGGCGACCCCTACGGTATGTCGGCCATCGCCTTCAACAAGTTGCTGGCCGCCAATGGAATGCAGACGAGGGTGGCCGGCGAATGGATGCCTACAGACGCAGCTGAAGGCTACTACCGGTACGAGGACACAGGCAAGGCGCATGGAGACGGCACACCAATCATGCAATTGAAGTGGTACAGCCGTGTAACGAAAGCAATCGGCCTGCAGGCTTACAACACCATGAACAAGGAAGCAGCATGAACTCTGTAAACCAAAAAGAATTCAACCACAGCAACGCCCTGCAAGACCTTGGTATCGACGTTCGATTGATCCTTGACGACACCGAGGCAGTGTTCCGCGCAGGGTCCGTGGCCCGGGCGATGGGATTCGCAGACCCAATCCTGCCCTTCATCGGGATGCACGAAAGGCATTTCGTTGTGTTCCGCGATGATGGGGCTTCTTTCAAGTCGAGTGACGTGTTCATCACTGAAGCAGTAGTGAGGGACTTGTACGGTCGAATCGTCGCGGAGGGTCGGAAATGCGTCAACTTTGACCCCTGGCTCGTGCATCAAGCTGTCACATCCTTCTGCGATGAGTTGGCTGACGAGCGGGCGAAGGACTACTGATGGCCTTCATCTCCAACTCACAAGCACGCGGCGACGTCATCGATGTCAATCCCGAAGTCCAACTGGACAACTTCAGCCTTCACGACTTGCTGAAATTGAAGGCAGATATCGAGCGGCGCCTGCCAGCCCGCACTTTGCGTGACATCTCCATGGAGCGAGAACTGCTGTTGCAGTGGATGGCCTCTCAGGAGCTGCAGAACCAAGTGCTGCAGGACGAGGCAACCCCCGCCAATCAGCGTGCACAGGTTGCCAATTCCACGGCCGGCATCCTTCAACAACTGGCAAAACTCCAGATTGAGGTCCATACCTCGGAGCGCCTGAAAAAGATCGAAATGATCCTGATCGAGTGCCTGGGGACGCTGCCGATGGAGGTCCAAGAGAAGTTTTTGAGCGCCTACGCAGAGGCTTTGGAGAGCTGAATTCCGATGTGGTTGACTTTCTGCAGAAAGTATTCCAGTCTGGAGCAACACATCTGACAGGTGTGGGCCCGTTGACAGCGGGTAGTTGACAGTCAGCCTTGGAAAGCCACCTGCCCGGAACTGTCCCGGGTCTGTCACGCCGGTTTGCGCCGGTGAGGTGGTTTTCCAAGGCTCGAAAACAAGAGGAAATGCGCTATGGACGCACCCAACGAGCAAGAGCAGACGTGCGTCTGCTGCGGTCAAACCAAACCCCTTGGTCTATTCGGATCCTACTTTGCTAAGGGCGTACGTAAGTACAAGCTCAAGTGCAAAGAATGTCTGATGGCGTACCAACGGGAGTACATGGCCAAGAAGCGTGCCGTAAGGGACGCCGAGAAGCCAAAAAAGCCACCAGTCCGCCTCTATGACGCTCATGGGAACGTGACGGATAAGTTGTGCAAGGGGTGTGGGCAGTACAAGCCGCTTGCAGAGTTCAACGCCAACTCACGCAGCGCGGACAAGCGCACAAGTTACTGCAGCGAGTGTGACAAGGAGAAGGCCAGGCAGTGGCGGTTGGCCAATGTCGAACGCTCACGTGCCTCTGTTAAGGCGTACCAGGCGGCACACAAAGACGAGGTGAAGGCGCGCAAAGATGCTTGGCGCACGGAGAACAAGGAACACCTTCGAGCCTGGCGTCGGGCCCACTACGAAAAGAACAAGGAGGTGATCCGTCAGTACATGCGTGAGTGGGCGCAGAGGAACCCCGGTAAGGTGGCCGACGCACGTGAGCGCCAGCGAATTAAGTACCAGGCGCGGGTGGAGGCTGATCGACAAATGGCCACCATCATGGATGTACCCCTGCCGGAGTGGCGCAGATCTGAGCTTCAACCGCATTGGGATGCTCAAAAAGTGCGGTGGGAATTGGACTACCAAAATACGTGGCGCAAGGCAAATCCGGATAAAGTTCGCGCAAGCATGCTTCGCTGCAGGGAAGGGCGTATTGACGAACTTCGGGCGAAATGGAGGGAGAAGGCCGCAGCTTGGCGGGCTACGCCGGAAGGCAAGAAGAAGAACCGAGAGAGGGCGGCCAAATGGCGGCTGGAGAACCCCGATAAGTACAGGGAAGGATACCAGTCGTACTACCGCACCAACACTGAGAAAGTTGCCTTGAGTAAGCGCCGGTGGGTAGAGCAGAACTGGGAGCACAGCAGGAACCAACAACGCGAGTACCGCAGCAAGCCCGGCGTGGCAGAGCGTCGACAGCGCCTGCACGCGCAGTGGGCTGCCAAAAACATGGAGCGCATCAAGCATCACCGCATGAGGCGGCGTGGTCGTCGTCTGCCGTGGGTGTCTCAACTGGACTTATTGCCCGCCTACTGGGAAGCTAGACGACTGTCTCGCAAAACAGGCATCAAGCACGAGGTGGACCACATATACCCTCTGCTTTCGGAGTACGTATGCGGTCTGGATGTTCCCGCCAATCAGCGGGTCATCACACAGTACGAGAACAGGTCGAAGGGCAACAAGATACTGGATTGCCTGCTGCCAGAGATGTGCGACGTCGCTCCGTGGCACGTCCACGTAACGGCAGAGGAGCAACAACAGGTGCCGCTGCACGCAGACACTTTGAAACGGACTACCTATGCTTGATCCAATCTCTCACCACCACCTTCAGCGCCTCAAAACGGCGACCACAGACCGAGTCAGCCGCACTCAACTGAGTCACTGGATTGCACGCGAGACGACCCTGAATGGACGCCCGTACAGCTTCAAGACGCACTGGTACCAGGAAAAGCTCCTGAATGACCCATCCACCGACATCGCCATTGTCAAACCGGCACAAATTGGTGCTAGTGAGTTGTCAATGCGTTGGATCTTGGCGCTTGTGATGACTACGCCGGAGGCGATGAGGGTGGGGTACACCTTCCCAACCTACACGGCAGCCACCAATTTCGCCCGCACCCGCTTTTCCAACATCATTGAGGGTTGTCAGGCGGCCAAGGCGGCGATGAACACCAGTGACATCGATACCGTCGACCTGAAGACGTTCGGAGAGAATCGAGAGATTCACTTTCGAGGAGCTGCGGTGGGAAACGCCGCCATTTCCACGACTCTTGACCTGCTAGTGCATGATGAGCTTAGTTTTAGTGCTCCTGAAATTATAGCAGCTTACACCAGTCGAACTCAGGCGTCGAAGCACAAAGGTCGCATCGTGTTCTCCACACCAACGTGGCCGGGGGACAGTATCACAACAGAGCTGGCCAGCTCGCGTCGGAACATGCTGATGTGCCGCTGCCAGCATTGCAACAACGTGTTCTACCCGAATTACTGGCAGCACGTGAAGATCCCCGGCTACGACAAGGACTTATCCGAGATCACCAAGGACAACCTCCACAAGATCCGGTGGCAAGAGGCTGCGCTGCTGTGCCCGTCGTGCGGGAAGCCGGCGGACTTGGAGAAGGAACACCGGGAATGGGTGATTGAGAACCCCGGCGAGAACCACACCACGTCCGGGTACAAGTTGAGCCCGTTCGACCTACCGGCTATTGTCACCCCGTCGAGCCTGATCAAGGGTTACACGAACTACGGTAACAAGACCCTTTTCCAGCAATTCGCCCTTGGGGAACCTGCGGAGGACAAGGAGCAGGGGTACACCGAGGAGGAGCTGGAGGCCGCAGGTGTTCAGTTGGCGCAAAGCCCGTTCCGACAGCACTTCTTAGGCTTAGACCTTGGTCTATACTGTCACGCCATGGTCGGCGGCCTGGATCACGAAGGTCGGCTTGGTGTGGTACACATGGAGAGGATACACCTGAGCAACGTTCGGGAGCGCTTGTCGGCCTTGACGGCGGAGTACCGGATCGTGCTACACGTGTCAGACCAGCAGCCGTACGTCGACCTCATCATGAGTCTGACAGATGAGTACCCAAACCTGTACGGCGGTATGTTCGTGACAAAGCAGGGCCTTGATTTGTTTGAGGTCCGGGTCAGAGAAGATAACCCCGACAAAGCCCAACTCAACGTCAGGCAGGTTTCACTCAACCGCGACGCTCTATTGGACAAGTTGCTTGCAGAGATGCGCTTGGGGAACATCTGGGTGCGCAAAACGGACGAGTGGCCGATCTTCAAGGCCCACATGCAAGACATGAAGCGGGCGAGCGCCACCCTAAGGAACGGCGAGTTCAAGTCATCCTGGGTCAAGTCGGCCAAAGGCAACGACCACTATACGTTCTCCCTGCTTTTCCTCTATGTTGCCGCCCAGATGCGCGGATTGGCGTCCTTCAACCTGCCTTCGGTGCCGGGCGTCATGAAATTCAAGTTGAAAACAAGCGTGTAGGGGGATTGACTTTCGCCCATGACCCTTCCAGTCTGGATCGGAAATGGGCATCCTCAACACCGTCTTCGGCTATTTTCTGCCTGAAAAACAGGCAGCAACGCAGCTTCCCAACTTTGAACCGCCCAAGGTCAAGCCGGGAAGCAGTGCTTTGCCGTCCAGCGTCAAGCGTTCCAGCACACGCGGGACGTCCAAGCTCCAAGAGACGGACCGACGGGTAGCCACAACGGACCTGCTGTCGTTGCGCAGCGGTACGTCCACCAAAAAGGTCGTTCATGACCTGGCGACGGTCACTCCGGACTTGTCGGCCTCGATCAACGCCTACTTGCGCTTGGCGGTGACGCCGGAGTTCACGGCGATTGCCCGCAATCAGGATGGCACGGCCAACCCCGAGGCGACAGCGGCGTTGCAGCAGGTGTTGAACCGGTTCAACAGCCTCCAAGACTACGTTCAGGGGTTCAGCGAGATTCGCTCTGTGCACTCCGTGGCGGAGGCCATGGTCAAGGAATTGCGCATGTACGGCTCCTGCTCGATGGAGTTGGTGCTGGACAAGGCGCGTCTGCCCTACAAGTTGCAGCCGATTTCGACCACGCAGATTGGTTGGAAGGACGACGGGAAGCAGGTCTTCCCCTTCCAGAAGCCCGCCAGCGGCGATGACATCGATCTGGACATTCCGACGTTCTTCTATGAGGAGTTGGACAGCGACCTGACCAACGCGTTCTCTGTCAGCCCCATGGAAGCGGCTGTTCAGGCGACCTTGGCCGACCAAGAATTCACGAACGACATCCGGCGCGTGATCAAGCGGGCGCTGCACCCGCGGATGACGGGCTCGATTGACTTTGAGCAGTTCCGCAAGAGCCTGCCTCCGGACGTTTCGGCGGACCCGAAGGCGTTTCAGGAGTACCAGAACCAATTCCTGACGGCCATTCAGGATCAGGTGAACGGGCTGGAGCCCGACGACGTACTGGTGTTCTTCAACACACTGCAGTTTGAGTACCTGTCTCGCGGCAACGAGTCGCTGGAGCGGGAGTACAGCACGCTGCAGAACATCCTGAACTCCAAGATGGCGGCCGGCGCGAAGGTGCCCGGGGCGGTTTTGGGTCATGGGGCGGGCAGCCAGAACATCGCGTCGACGGAGTCCGCGCTGTTCGTGAAGTACGCGCTGGGCACGCAGCTGCATGTCAACAGCATCCTTTCTCGGGCGCTGACGATGGCGGTGCGCCTGTTGGGTCACGATGCCTATGTTGAGTTCGCCTTCCAGAAGCCGGATTTGCGCCCTGACATCGAGCTCGAAGCCTTCAAGACCATGAAGCAGGAGCGCACGCTGGAGTTGTTGTCGCTGGGCTTGATCAGCGACGAAGAGGCGTCCATCACATTGACGGGCAAGTTGCCGCCGAAGGGCGCCCAGAAGCTCTCCGGCACAGGCTTCAAGGGCAAGTCTGCAGGCGGCGACATCAACGCCAACCCCTACAGCACCACCGGCAGCCCGGGAAGCAGCCAGTCCACCAAGGACAAGGCCAACGCGCCGGATACACCCACTCAAAGCAAGGGCCCGGCAGCGTCGTTGGTCCGCGTGATCTAAGGAGAGACGATGGCCATCGAGATCGACAAGTACTGGGCGAGCACCGAAGAGACCCTGAACCAGCACATGCTGAATTTGGCTGTGACCATGAAGCATGGCTACCAGCCCGGTTCGCAGGCGCAGCAAGAGGACAAGTCCCGGCTGCTGGATGTGCAAGGCAGCGTAGGCGTCATCAGCATCCGCGGTGCCCTGACCAACCGCGACGCTGGTTACGGCTCCTACGAGACAACCTACCCCGAAATCCGCCAAGCCCTCATCCAGGCGGCCGCTGACCCGGCGGTCAAGGCTGTGGTGATGGACATCAGCTCCGGCGGTGGCTCGGTGGCGGGCGTCAGCGACACCGGCAAGTTGATCCGGACGGTTGACGGCATCAAGCCGGTCTACGCTTTCTCCGACTCGATGATGGCTTCGGCTGCGTACTGGTTGGGCTCGTCAGCCCGCAAGGTTTACGCCTCCGAGATGGCCGAGGTGGGGTCCATTGGCGTGATCACGACCCACATGTCCATGCACCGCCTGTACACCGAGATGGGCATTGACCCCACGGTGATCCGCGCCGGTGAGTACAAGGCTTTGGGACACCCTATGGAGCCCTTGTCCGACAAGGCCAAGGCGACGATTCAGGGCCAGCTGGACCAGATGTACGGCATGTTTGCCGGCTACGTCGCCGAGCGACGCGGTATGAACATCGACACGTTCAACAAGACGGCCGGCGAGGGTCGCGTGTTCATCGGTGCCAAGGGAGTTGAGGCCGGCCTGCTGGATGGCGTGACGAGCTTCGACAAGCTGATCTCCCGCGTGGAATCCGATATCCAACCTGAGCCACGGAACGCGTTTACGCGCATGTCTGCGCCCCAAAACGCCGTTGCACAAGCCTCTGCAGAAATTTTTGCAGCAGGGGGGATTGCTTTTTCTCAAAACCCTCTCCAGTCTGGATCGAACGTCATTCAAGGTACCACCATGAAGAAAGCCCTCACTGAACAGCAATTGGCCGCACTGGCCGAAGGCGCCGGTGCAGCCGTAGAGGCTTCCATCGAGCAGCCTGAGCAAGCAGCTGCCCCCGCAGCGGAAGCCTCTCAAGCCGAACCGGAAGCCGCACAGGCGCCCGAAGCCGCCGCCGCCGCTCCCGAAACATCCATCGTCCAAGTCCTGCAGGCGCAGTTGCAAGCCTCTCAGGACAAGGTCATCGAGCTGTCCGTCGAGATGAAGTCTATGAAGGCTGAGCTCGAGGGCGCCAAGAACGCAAACGCAGGTCTGCGCTCCATTGCACAGGCCAGCATTGACCGCATGAAAGTGGCTCTGGGCATGCCCGGTGGCGTGGCCGCAGCCAACGACGAGGCCTTGTTGGCCGAGCACGGCACTCTGCGCTCGACTTTCGAGGCCAAGTTCAAGTCTGGCGGTGTTGCAGCGGTTTCCGCTGCAGCGCCTCAGGAAGGGGCAGTCTCGCAGCCGGATCCGGCTCGTCAGGCCCGTATTCAAGCGACTCGCCTCAAGTAAGGAGTAACTCACCATGGCGAAATTCAAGTTCGGACCCTTGGTCGATTCGACCGAAGTCATCACTGCCCGTACCGCTGACGGTACTGGCGCATCCAACCAACTGCTGGACGCCGACACCGGCAAGTTCCTGAAGCTCAAAGGCGACAGCCAGTACGGTCTGTGCGCTGTGGGCGACGAGATCGAGGGCGTGTTGGTAGCCGCCAACTATCCCGCTCCCGCCGACGGCTACAACCTCGGCTCTGTGGCAGTTGAAGGACGCGTTCGCGTGACTCTGGACGGTCTGCAGGCTACGCCCGGCACCGGTGTGATCGCTGTTGGCGACTACGTTGTGTGTGGCACCGTTGTCGCACGCGGCACCGCTCTGGGCACCGGTGTGTACCCCAAGGTCTGCAAGGCTACTGCCGCTGGCAACACCTTGAACTTCAAGTGGCGCGTGGTGTCTCTGGATGGCACGACCGCAGTGGGTCAAACCGCTGTGATCGAGTCCCTCTGCTGATCAGCGGCGCAGCTCAACAACAAGAACAACAGGAGTAACTCCATGAGCCTCGTTTACATCGCCGCAAACGGCGACAAGTTGCCAGTCGACCTGTCGCTGGATCTGTACAAAGACGCCGCAGACGCGGGTCAAAGCCTGCCTCAGCTGCTGGCCAATCGCTACCCCACCAACGCCGAAAAGCATGGCTCGACCTATGAGCAGCTGATGGAACAGTGTGGTGTGTTCGTCAAGGGCAACAAGGAATTCGGCATCCGCGCAAGCACGATGCAAGAAGTCCTGGCACCCAAGGAAGCCAACGGCCTGATCACACGCGAAGGCATCCCCGCATCGCGCATTCTGTTCCCTGCCACCATTCTCGGCATCATCGAGAACAAGCTGGCTGTGGACCTGACCTCTGACGCCGACGCCTTCAACGGCTTGGTGGCTCAGGACGACACCATCGCTACCGACAAGTTCGAGCGCCCTGTGCTCAACTTCTCCGAAGCTGAAAAGGGTCGTGCGATGCCTGTGGCCCAGTTGGCCAAGCCCCAGACCATGCTGAGCATCACTGCCAGCGACAAGTCGATGCGTATCCCCACGTGGGGTATCGGTATGGAGATCTCCGAGCAAGCCTTGGCCTCCACACCTATCGACCTGGTAGGTCTGGCCATGGCTCGTCAAGCCGCTGTGGAGAAGAACGAACGTGCCCACAACTTCATCCTGTCCCTGTTGAACGGTGACGTGGATCTGGGTATGGCCGCTCTGAGCACCATCTCCAACAAGGTCGTGACCGCTGTGTCTCTGGACAGCACCTCCACCACCGGCATCAGCCACAAGGCTTGGATCAAGTGGCTGGGCACCAACAGCAAGAAGCGCAAGATCACCCACGTGGTGACCGACGTTGAAGGCATGTTGGCCATCGAGCTGCGCTCCGGTCGCCCCAACTACAGCGACAACATCAACGGTGTGACTCAACGCACCAACACCACCTTCAATGTGGCCAACCCCAAGTGGGAAAGCAACGTGACGGTGATCCTGATCGAAAACGCCAGCTGGCCTGCCGGCACCATCATGGGCGTCGACGCACGTTACGGCGTGCACCGCGTGTCCAGCCTGATGGCCCAGTACAGCGCCGTCGAGCAGTTCGCCCTGCGCCGTGCCACTGCCCTGCGCGTGGACTCCGGCGAGATGGCTTACCGCCTGTTCGACGAGGCGTTCGAGGTTCTGACCTACTCCTGATAGGTCTGAATGAGGAGGGCGGCTTTGGCCGCCCTCTTTTTCTCCACCACCGCAAGGAAACCAAAATGAGTGACGTAGACACCGCCAAGACTGACCACGTGCAGCCGGAAACCACATCAGGGAAGCCACCCAAAGCAACGAAAGAAGCAAAGCCAAAGGTTGCTCGCGTGCGCTCTCTCGTCGGCGACTTCCTGATCCTGCACAGCAACACCCGCATCGGCGACGGCGAGGAGAAGAAGGTCGAGATCGACCCTTGGGTCCAGCTTCAGATCGATTCAGGCAAGCTCGAAATCGTGGTCGACTAATACCCTTGGCGGGGTTTCGGCATGGCTTTGACACCTTACTGCACCAACGACGAAGTTCGTGCTGTCCTCGGTATCACGCAGAGTGAGATCAAGGACGAAGTGCTGGACTTGCCCATCTACGAGATGGGCTTGAAGCGAGAACTCAACCGGATCTCGCCGTCACTGCCTGCCGCTTTTTCCACCGTCAATGGGCTGTCCGCCCTGACCAGTGCGGAGCAGACCTTCAAGGAAGCTGTTCAGGTCTTCTCCGTCTACGCGGTGGCGCGACAGGCGGGAGCTCCACTTGGCCTTTCCGCGCCAAAGAGCCTCAATGACGACAAGTCCGGGTTCAGCCGATACGCAGATTCACCATACCGTGACGTCCTCGAACGAGTCGACATGATGTTCCAACAGGCGCGGCAAGACCTTGTGGATGCTTTCGCCGCCTACGCTGGGGCGACTTCAGCGGCATTCTCCGGAATGCCCGCTGGACTCGCCTTGTCGAGCCGATCCTATGACCCTGTAACCGGAGCGTGACCATGGAGCTGGTCGACGTCGCCAGCTTCTTTGACAAGATCCCTGCGCGGGATCCAGTCTCTGGCGCTTTGCTGTTTCACTGCCAGATCCTGGCCTTCGACGAGAGCAAGCGGGACGCCTACACGGCCTACCGCCGTATCCTTTCTGTCCACCCAGACACAGTGGTTCCGGTGGGCCGGGTCATCAGCGCCTACGGCACCAAATGGATGATCGGTGAGGGACAATCTGACGGCTGGGAGAATGAACACCGCCGCAAACATGTGCTCCATAAAGTGACAGGTCAGGTGTCTGTGTACCGCCTGTCAGGCTTCCTCACCGGTACACCTGCTGCACAGGTGTGGGGCGATATACAGTGGGTTGCGGACAAGAAAGAGATGGAGGTTTCCAGCCGGACCCCACAGAAGTTCGCCGCCATCCTGCCGTCCAGCACCACAGTCCAGTTGGGCGATGTGATCGTTCTGGGTGAAACAACCGTTTTGGTGGGTGCACGTACCGCCCACGCCTCAGGGTTCGTGCAGGCTGAGGGCACGGAGCAGTGGATGCCTGACGCGGCGTCCGTCACCCTGACCACCCGCACATACTCCCCGGCGGCCGGCGGCTACACCAGTCCGACGAACACTACCGTCAGTGCGTGGCGTGTGCGGTGGCAGGATATGTTTGCGTACGATGACCAGCTCGACGAGCGTTACCAAGAGGGCGATTGCACCTGGGTGCTGCCAGCCTCTGCCACCGTGTCCACCGCCACAGAGATTACCTACGGCGCGTTCAAGTACACCGTGCTGGCCATCCGCGAAGAGTTTGGCTGCAAGTTGATCCACGCGAGGCAGCGGTGAAGATTGATCTGCGGTCATTCGATAAGGCCTCCGCCATGGTCATTCGCCGGGCGGAGGAGACACTCGTGGCGGAGTACCGTGATGTTGCTAGAGAGATATTCTGGCGCATCCTGAATGAAACCCCGCAGTTCACGGGCAGGGCGACGGCGCACTGGCAGGTCGGGATAGACGCACCAGATCTGAGCTACCAAGACGACTCTGTGGGGAAGGTGGTCAATATGTTGACCGGCCGCCACAAGAAGAACGGTCAGTTCTACAAAGCAGATTCAGCTCTATCCAAGGGGCACCAAGATGCTGTAATGGCTGCGTGGGCGCGCAACGAGCACAAGTTTGATCTGATCAAGCGCAGATCCAAGGTATTCTTTTCCAACAACGTGCAGGGTGACACGGACGGCGGCAAGAGCAGTGAGAACTACATCACATCTCTGCAGGAGTCTGGGTACTGGGTAGAGAAGCTACGTGGCGTGAACAAGCCCTATGAAACAGTGGCTGAGACCATCATGTTGGTTCAGCTAGCCCGCTCACCGACTGGCCGAGGCCCGTTCACATTCAGAGGAAGCCGGCAGGCATTCACCAACCTATGACCACGCAAGCCTTCCGATCTGCCGTCTTCTCCCTGCTCGATGGCCACCTGTCTGCCAACCACCCCGGCGTGTTCGTCATGTGGGAGAACGGGCCGGAGGTGGATGAAGCCTCCGTCGGCGACCTCTTTGTCGATGTTGAGCTGCGCTTCTATGGGGCGCAGCTGATTGAGGTGGGGCAGGGCGGCAGAGGTCGGCACAGCGGGGCCATCAGTGTGGACGTCTACGCCAAGCAGGCCACCGGAACAGCCAGCGGGGATGAGATCGTCGATGGCTTGGTCTCCCTGTTGAAGTCCAAGCGGCTAGCAGGCGGCATCACCACGATGCCCCAGCGCAAAGTGCCCAACCCGGCAAAGGGCTGGCACCGAACAGGGGTCTTGGTTCCCTTCCTTCTCAACGAATAATTTTTTCGTATAGGGGGATTGCTTTTTTCGAAAAGCTCGTCCAGTCTGGTTTGAAACATTTTCTGCCTGATTGGAGATACCCATGACCTACGCGTCCGGCGCCTTTGGCCAACTGCGCTACATCCCCGAGGTGACCCAAAACGTCACGCCCGTTGCCGGCAACGGTGTCAACTTGCGGGTCACCAATCCGACCTTGAAGGCTTCCGTCAAATCGGTCAAGTCCAACGAGATCTCTTCTACCCGCATGGTGTCCGGTTCCACCAACGTGGACATCGATGTCAGCGGCGGCTTCGACTTCGAGCTGTCTGGTAAAGAATACGACCCGTTCATCGAAGCCTCGGTGTACGGCGCATTCGCCCACTACGGCACCAATGGCCTCGGCTCCACTTTCTCCTGCACAACCACAGCTGGCAAGATCACTGCCGGCGCAGCCCCCACCGGCGGCTCCGCTTTCACCGGTCTGGCTGCCGGCTCTTGGTTCAAGCTGAACCCACCAGCAGGCGCGAGCGACACAGTGAAGACCTACTTCGCTGACAAGTGGTTCAAGGTGGCCTCTACTACCTCCACCGAGATCACTCTGGACGCAGCCACTCAGATCAGCGGCGCTGGTTTGGGCATCACTGCTGTGGCTGGCTTCTCTGTGACTCAGTCTGTGGTGAGCAACGGCAACACTGCCAAGTTCTTCACGTTCGAGTACGACCAGACCGACATCGCTCAGTTGCTGCAGTTCCGCGGCATGCAGACCAACTCCATGGACCTGAAGCTGGACGTTGGCTCGATCATCACCGGTTCGTTCGACTTCATGGGCATGTCTCACGGCATCACCCAGACCACGACTCTGCCCGGCAGCCCCGTGGCCAGCCAGTCTCTGGACCCCATGAACGCTGTGACCGACGTTGGCCTCGTGATGGAGAACGGCGCGAACCTATTGTCCGCAGGCTCTTTCATCAAGTCCGTCAGCCTGAACATCGCCAACAACCTGCGTGCCCAGAAGGCTGTCGGTGTGTTCGGCAACGCTGGCATCGGTTCCGGTGAGCTGGCCGTTAGCGGCTCTCTGGAGGTGTACTTCGAGGACGCCACCTACTACAGCAAGTGGCTGAACGGCACCACCACCAGCCTGGCAATCGGCATGGCCGACCAATTGGGCAACGGCTATCTGTTTGAAATGGACAAGGTCAAGTTCAAGGACGGCGGCCTGAAGCCCGGCGGCAAAGACTCCGACGTGATGTTGAGCTTGCCTTTCGACGCCTTCTACAACGCAGGCACTGGCCGCGGTATCCGCATCACACGCGCCATCTCTGCGTAATAAGAATCCGGGGGCCTCGATGCCCCCGATCCCTTCTCCCGTGGGTTACGGGTGATCTCCGCCAAGAAGAAGTACAACAATGGACATTTTTGCCACATTCGCCACCGACGAAGCTCTCGAGACCGAGGGCAAATGGTTCAACATGGGTAAGACCACCCGTGTGAAGGTTGCCCGCTCCGGCAACCAAAAGTACGTCAAGCTGCTTCGCAAGAAGCTCGAAGAAAACAAGCTGGACCTAGAGACCATGGGCGACGACGCCAACGACTTGGCCGAGAAGGTTCTGGTTGACGTGATCGCTGACACCATCCTGCTGGACTGGGAAGACATTCAGTACCAAGGCAAGGAAATGGAGTACAGCCGTCTGAACGCACGTCTGCTCCTGCAGATCAAGGACTTCCGCAAGAAGATTGTTGGCTTCTCCGAGAGCTTTGAAGCCTACAAGATCAAGCAGGAAGAAGAACTGGGAAACGACTCTCAGACTTCCTGAGCTGGCAGCTCAAGTGGGGCCCGCACCTGAAAGCCTTTCAGGCGCAGGCCAAAAAGACAGGGGTGGTTCCGCCGCCCCTTTTGCGTAGGCCCAAACTCAAGAGGGACGATCAAGACTTCTTGAGTGCCTTCTACGCCTGCAACCACAGTCGGCAGTCCGGGGGCATGGGCGGCCATAACCCCATCACCATCTCCGAGGTGAGGAATTATCTTGACGTGGTGGGGATTGACACCACGGACGAGAGGGCCAAGTATCTGAGGGTCATCCAGCTTCTCGACTCCATCTACCTGACAGATGCAGCCGAAAAGGTGAAGGCTCAACAGAAGAACAAGAAGCCCTAATATGAGCAACAGTGACTTTACCGTCAAAGGCTCCCTCGACATAGACCTCAATGATGCGGAGTCTGCGCTTAAGCAATTCAAGCGCATGCTGCAGGCCGCAGCCAATGACGACCCCCTGTCCCAGATCGGTAAGGGCGTAGATAAGAATTTCAGCCAGATCGGTTTGGGTCTGGTGGGTGTCCTTGAGAAGATGCACAAGGCTGTGCAGGCTTCCAACCAGCGGACAGTAGCTGAGGCCAAGAAGACGGGTAAGGATGTGGCCGATGCTATGGAAGCGGAGGTCGGCAAGAAGACGATCAAGGTCAAGATTGAGGGGCAGTACACCCCCTATAACGCGCAGACTGTGTTGTCTAGGGATCTGGCGAACAACCAGAAGGCCATACAGCAAGCGTACAACGCGATGTACACGGAGAGGCAAAGGCTCCAGAAAGAGATGGAGTCGGCTAGGAACTCCTCGGCCTCCAAGTTCTCCGAGGACGATACAAGAACTCTTTTCGGTCTTCCTTCACGTGATGGGATGAAATCCTTCGCTGCGCAGTTGAAGGCGCAGATGCAAGCGGACCAAGCACAGCTCGTAAAGGACGCCAGTGAGAATCAGGCACGGATGCTTGCGTCGCTGAAGAACCAGACCAAGGCAATGTGGTCTGGCCAATCAGCCGATCAGAATGCAGCCCTGACCACCCTCAAGAACCAGTCCAAGGTGATGTGGGCTGAGCAAGCTCAGACGCAGCAAGCGGGCCTTGAGCGTCTGAAATCTCAGAGCAAGGCCATGTGGGCCGACAAGGCCAAGGAGCAGGCGGCACAGAAGGAGGCACTCCAGGACGACCTGAACTTCTACCACAACATCTTGAACCTGAAGGTCAAGGCAGAGCGCAAAGCGGCGGAAGAGATAGCGGCGGCGCAGAAGGCAGCTACAGCTTCAGCGGCCAAGGCCATGGTCAACCAATCCATGCAAGGTTTGCCACCAGACCACAAGGTTCGGATCGGGGACTATTCCGCATGGAACGCAACCGCTACTGGCAGTCAGCACGGCACGCTTCAATCGATTTACAGGCAAGCAAAGACACCTACCCCCAAGATCGAGTCAAACAGAGAGCCGAACTGGGCTGAGGTCATCACAGGTACGGGTGCTGCCGCTCGCGGCGCGTCGAGAGACGTGCAGATGTTCAGTGGTCACATGAATGACCTCCACTCCGCCGCTCGCGGCGTGGCGTCAGGCTTTAATGCGATGTGGTTGACGTGGGGCAACATCGTCCCGCTGCTGGCCGGCGCAGGGTTCTCAAACATGCTGGTGCAGACCGCCAAACTCGGGACTGAGTTTGAGAGCGTCATCCGCGCTATGCAGAACCTGGGAGAAGTGGGCGGAACATCCATCAACCAGCTGTCCGCTGCAGCACTGCAGATGGGGTTGAACACACAGTACGGACCCATAGAGCTGGCCAAGGGGTTGAAGACGCTCACCCTCGCAGGCCTGGATGCCGGGGAAGCACTCGCTGCTCTGCCGCAGATGATGAGCTTCGCCACGGTGGCTGAGATGCCGCTCGACAAGGCGTCTGAGTCCTTGATGGGCATATCCAAAGCCTTCGGGTACACCGCCGAACGCGCTTCAGTGGCTGGGGATGTAGTAGCCAAGGCTGCAGCCGTCTCCATGTCGTCTGTATCGGATATGACAGAGGCTTTCAAGCAGGCGTCGACTGTCGCGCAGCAGTACGGCGTATCAGTGCAGGACGCGTCGGTGTCCCTTGCCTTACTGTCAAACCTCGGCATCAAGGGGGCATCCGCCGGCACCGCCGTGCGCAATATGTACAACGAGCTGATAGGGATGGGTAAGGAGGCGCGAAAGATCCTCTCAGAGAAGCTCGGAGTCAACGTGTTTGACGAGCAGGCGAAGGCCCTGAAACCCCTAGCCACAATCATGAAGGACCTGTTTGGTTCGCTGAGCAGGTACGACTTCGAGAGCCAGATACGCATGCTCACCAAGCTGGGCGGTGAGCGAGGAATGAAGACGTTCTCTGCTGACCTGATCGCTATGGCTACCGCAGCTAAAGAATCCGGCAAGGACGTCAACTCTGTGTTCGACGAGATCAAGAAGCAGATGGAAGACGCGCCCGGTTTCACAGCCAAGGCTGCGGCAGGTATGGCCTCGTCTACAGAGAACATCATGAAGCAAGTGCCAAGCGCCTTGCAGTCTGCACTTATTCAAACCTTCGAGGAGATGTCTCCGTACCTCGTCAACTACAGCATCCAGTTGCGGGACATGTTCAAATCCAACGAGTTCAAGGAAGGACTCGCTGCAGTCGTCAGAGGCGTAGGGGAGTTCACAGGCCTGCTTGTAGACGGTATCAAGTACCTGTACGAGCATAGGTCCGCTGTAGTGCTGCTTATAGAGGCATACGCTGGGTTCAAGATACTGCAAGCACTTGGCGGGATGCTCGCCGGTGTAGCCGCGCAGACCTTGGCGTTCAACGCCGCGCTGGTAGCCCAGTCGCGAGCGGCGGCGGGCGCTGAAGCGTCAATGATGACGTTGAGAGCCGCACTGATAGGTGTCAACACTGCTATGGGTGTGGTCGGCCTGGTGCTCGCGGCTGGCGCCGCAGCGTGGGGTGTCTACCAGTGGGCGACGGCGGACGCCGCTGATCAGACCAAGGACAGCACTGATCGGATTAAGGCGGCTGCCAGTGAGGCAGCCAAGGCCGAGCAAGCGCGTTTCGATGTGTCCATGGAGTCCATGCAGAAGGAGCTGGACAGGTTGGACGCCGTTCTAAAGGCTAAAGGCGACGATAAGTTGGCTGCCCAGATACTGAGGGACTCCGAGGCTGATCGAACGGTACAGCGATTGGCAGACCTGAACTTTGAGGAGATCTCTCTCAAGCGCCTGGAGGCCGCCACAAAGCGAGCGGAGGCTGCAGAGGTTGCCCGTATCGGGGTGGGAGGCGGGAACCAGTCCAGAATTGCAAACCTCAACGCTGAGGCTGATGCTCTGGAAGGGGCTGCCAAGGCCATGCAGGATGACAACGATAGGCAGATTAACGCCTATCTGAAGATGTTGGACGCCATCCGCACCAAATCCAAAGCGGTGGCCGACCTCGGCACGACCAATACGCGCCTGCCGAAGGGGTCAAACAAGTACAACCCAGACGAGGGCTCCAACAAAGGTCGCGGCCTCTCCCTCAAGCACGATAACGAGCTTCAGCAGGTTGAGAAGCGCTACGCCGACGAGTTGTCCACCATCAAGGGATTCGAACATAACGAGCAGAAGTTCCTGAAGGAGAGCCACAGCGCGAAGCTCATCAGCGACGGCCAGTTTTACGCGCAGGAGACCTTACTGGCCCAAGAGGCAGAGGCGGCGCAGCTTGCACTGATAGCGAGGACTGAGACGGCCTACATGGAGTCTCAGTCGAGGCGCATCGAAGATCTGCAGGGGCAGCATGACAGGTACCTCGCCAGTATCAAGGGCAAGGTCAACTCGTCCGAGCTGAAGGCTAAAGCCGACGAGGACCTTACTCGCCAGATGGTTGACATCGGCAACGCTGCTGTGACCTTTTGGCAGAAGATGAACAACGACGGCAAGTCAGTCGAAGACAACGCACTTGCACGCGTGCGATCACAGGCCATCAAGGCGGCAGGAGCGATTAAAGAGGTCGATACAGCCACAGAGAAGTTCTGGAGGGATGAGGCGAATAACCGGGCCAAGGCGGGTCGGGTGACGTCGGTGGAGGACGCCTTGCGTTATGCCACCCCAGAGTCGGCTGCGTACATCTCAGCTGCCGCAAGCGAAACAGAGAGGATCAACGACCTGTTGTATGCACAGGACGAGATCATCCGAGTGAAGACATTGTCGGTAGAGTCTGCAAGGGCGGCCGCAGCGCTGGAGGGGCAGGCCAACGATGAGTTGAATAAGCTGTACGAAGCTCAGCGCCTGGAGCTCGATAAGTTGATTGGGGCGAGAAAGACACTTGCCGGCATGCAAGGGGACATGGCCAACATCTCCGGTCAGCGCGCCCTCACCAAGTTCCGTAAAGACGAAGAGGCCGCTCTCAAGAACGGCGTCGCCGACGCCATCGTTACCGGCCTGTTCGAGGGCGGGCAAGCAGGCAAAGGCAAGCTGCGCAACCTGATCATGGCCGAGCTGCGCAAGCCGATCACCGTGGTGGTGCAGGCCATCGTCAACCCGGTCATGGGCGCTCTTCTGGGTAGCCTTGGACTGAGCAGCACTGCGGCGGCAGGGCAGGCGGGAGACTCCATGTTGGGCAGCGTGTCGGGCTCAGTCGGAAGCTCAGCCTTGAGCACGTCAATCTTTGGTCCTGGCGGTGTGTCGGGTTTCGCTACCAGCGTAGGCGAGGGCGTTGCCGCCACGATCTCCGGCACGAGTGGGGTACCGCTCGCCTCAGCCGGATCAACGGCATTCAACATCGGCGCATCTCTACCTTACGTCGGAGCAGCTCTCTTGGCCCTCAACGCCCTTGGCGCGTTCCGCACAACAAGGACAGTGGGCGGTGGCTTGTCGGGCACGCTGGGCTCTGGAGACATCCAGTCCTATGACCTGACTCGCACATCCGGCACATTGTTCAGCGGTCCAGACTACAACATCTCCAACAAGCAGAAGTCGGCTTGGTCAGAGATGATCCAGAATGATTGGAAGTTGGCCCGCAACTCTATCATCGACATGGCCAAGTCGCTGGATCTGGCCACAGACGGTGTCAAGAACTTCACAACCACACTGGGCACGGATGTCATCCACCCTGACACCGGAGGTCTTGGCATCAAGCTCGACGACCTAGTGGGCAAGGGGTTGACGGACGCCCAGTACGCGCAGGAGGTGAAGAAGCGCATCTCCGAAGCAATCCTTGCCGGCTCGGACGCGATGGCTCAGGAGCTGATCGGATCCTGGAAGACCACTACTGAAGTCATCAAGACTCAGGTGCAAGGCATCTTCTCCGACGACTTCGTCACAACCGAAGAAGAGAAGACCGTCACCAAGCGCGAGTACGTGGTCAGTGAGTTTGCCCGCTCGAATGAAACTGCCATCGCGACGCTGACACGTCTGTCAACCAGCTTGTCCTCTTTCCGCAATGCAGCTGAACTGCTCGGCTACTCCACCAAGGTGGCAGGGCTGGCGGGCGCCAACGCGGCCAGCCAGTTCATCGACCTGTTCGGTAGCCTGCAAAACTTTGAGTCCCTGACGGCAGACTACTTCAAGAATTTCTATACGGATACCGAGCAGATTGCGCGGCAGAAGGCGATCCTTGACGGAAAGTTCAATGACCTTGGGTTGGCCATGCCCACGACCAAGTCGGCATACCGAGCGCAAATGGACGCGGCAGTGTCATCAGGAGACCAGCAGAGGATCGCGGATCTGCTCAAGCTGGAACCAGCCCTCGCGGCCCTGTTTGACTCCCAAGACAAAGCACCCGAAAAGGCCGCCCAAGACGCGCAAAATGCTGCCGACGCCGCTCAGCAACTGGCTGAAAAGTACCAACAGATCACCGATAAGCTGAACGAGGACGCTGCCCAGACTTCCATCGACACCCTGCGCGCTCTCGGTCAGAGCGAGCAAGTCGTCGCCCTTGAACGCCAGCAGGCCATCAAAGGCATGGACCAGTACCAGATCAGCCTGTACGACGCCAACCAAGCCAAGAAGCTGGAGTTGAAGGCCATCAACGAAAACAAGGATCTTGAGGGTCAGTTGGCTGAGTTGATGGGCGACACAGCCTTCGCACGCAACAAGGAGTTGGCCGCACTCGAGCCCGGCAACCGTGCGCTGCAACAGCGCATCTGGGCGCTGCAGGACGAGAAGGACGCTCTCAGTGCCTTCTACTCCGCCACCGACAGTGCCGCCGAGGCGCTTCTCAGTCACGCAGACCTGATCACGTACAAGTATGCGCGACAGGCCAAGGCACTGAGTGACGCCGGCGTGGGCACAGGCAACGTGCTGGCCGACGCCCAGACGCTGGCCTCCCTCAGCCCCCAGCAAGTAAGGGCGCTGGCAGTCGGGTTTGTCCAGACCTACGGCGCGGCCAACAAGGCCACACCAGTGGTACTGGAAGTAGCTGACGCCCTGATCCAGTTGGCCAATGCGGCCAATCCGGTGGTTGAAGCCTTCACCGGTGCGGCTGACAACCTCCTGAAGGGTGGGGCGCTTAGTACGTTCAAGGTGTACAGCGCAACCATCGATGCGCTGAACTCTGCGAATCTCGACACAGGTGTGGCCACACAACTGACCAACACACTCGGCGCGATGTCGTCCGACGAGCTGCGTCAGGCGGCCTTCGCGTTTCTGGCTGTTGACGAGAACAGCGCGGAGGCCAAGGCTGCCGTCATCAAGTTGGCTGACACACTGATCACGATGCGTGACGCAGCGGTCAAAGCCAAAGAGGCTGCCGAAGACCAGGTGCGCAGCACCTACAAGGCGATCACCGATGCGCTCAAGGCCGAGGAGGACAAAATCATCTCCGGCCTCGTCGGCGCCCAGACCACCATCATCGACGGTGTGGTTGCCGCTCAGACCAACGTCAACAACCTGCTCAAGGAATCGGCCAACACCCTGCGCACGTTCGCCACGTCGATCACCGACTTCATCAACACGATCGACAACAGTGACCTATCTGGCAAGGACAAGCTGACTCAGTACGCGCAGGCTCAAAGCCAACTGGCGATCCTGAAAGCTCAGGCACTGGCCGGCGACGAGAAGGCCCAAAGCAAGCTCACCGACACTGCCCAGCGTGTGCTGGAGTTGGGGCGTGGTAATTCTGCAACAGCTGTTGACTATCAGCGCATCGTCGCTCAGGTCAAGAACTCACTGCAGGAAGTCGCGGATGCCGCTAACGCTCAAGCAAACCTGCTGAGCCCAGCAGACACCACCAAGCCGTTGGACGCTGCGCAGGCTGAGTTGGCAAAGTGGACCGAACTGGCCCACAAGTACAACATCAGCGACGCTACCATCCAGTACAAGCTGTCAGCCACGCAGGACAAGCTGCTTGAGGCGGACGTGGCCATGGAGGAGTGGACACGCCTGACCAAGGACGCCGCAGTCTCGTCGGAGCGCATCGCCGCCGCCCAGTTGACCGCCGTGCAGAATGCACGCACCGATTGGCTGAAGGCGTCCGAGCTGAAGACTGAAGCTGACCGCATCATCGCTGCCAACAACCTGACTGGTGTCATCACCGCCATCACCGAGAACCCACAGGTGAAGGCGCTGGCTGAGGCCGTGACTACCTACCAAGGTGCAGTAGCAGCGCTGAGCATCAACGTCAGCAGTCTCGGTATGGCCACCGGCGGCGTCGCCACATCTTTGGTTGCCACGCTGCAACCTCTGGTGACAGCTATCAACAACCTTGCTGAGGCTATTACAGGCATGAAGCCGACCAATGGCGGCTTGCAAGCGCCCAGGACACCTGCAGGCCCGTCGGCCCCGCTGAACCCGACAGCACCGATCACACCCAGCTCGCCGATACAGGACATCGCTGCCACGGCGAGCGACCTGCAGGCGCGGTACGGTGTGAACCAAGTGGCCGGTGCGATTGACTTCATCAACAGCGCCGTGGCTGCGGGCGATGCGCTTGGCCTTGCCCAAGCGGCCATCGCTGCCGGCGTGCCCAGCTCAGACTTGTCCAGCATGTTGGCGCTCACCGGTGTGGCCATCTCCGCGTCGGAAATCAGCGACTGGGCCGTGGCCCAAGGCCTGCCACGCTTCGCCAGCGGCGGGTTCCACTCCGGCGGCTTGCGTCTGGTGGGTGAGAACGGCCCAGAACTGGAGGCCACAGGTGCGGCACGTATCTGGACAGCCGACCAGACGCGCAGCATGTTGAGCGGCGGTGGCGGGGATGACGACGGCGAGACGCTGGAGGTGCTGCAGGAGGTGCGCGACCTGCTGGTTTCCCTTGGGTACGAGGCCAAGGCCATTGCAGGCCACACCAACAAGACGGCACGTATCCTGACCCGTGTGACGCAAGACGGTGAGGCGGTGACCACCACACCTTTGGTGTGATAGGGGGGATTGACTGGAGCACAAAGGTGTTCCAGTCTGGTAGCCACCTTTGAAAATAAGGCCCACGACAGGTACGGACCTGCAAGTGGGCGTGCCCGATGATCGTCCTCAAGCCCAACAAACTCAGCGCTGCCAGCCTGATCTCCACCACTGCGGTGGAGACGGTTGCGCTTTGGAACGCGGCTACGAGTTACGCCGTGGGCAACCTTGTGCGTCGGGACACGACCAACCGCATCTATGAGTGCCTGACCGCAGGTGTCGATGCGACGTTGCCGGAGGTGTCGGCGGCGCTGGCCACCGGCGCACGCTGGCTGGACACCGGTCCATCGAACAAGTACGCGATTCTGGACGAGCAGATCAACACGAAAACGTCGGCGACTACAACGCTGACCTTCGTCATCGCCCCGGGTGCATGCACCTCAATCGCGTTGTTCGGCATCGAGGGAGCCTACACAGCCACAGCCACCGTGCGTGACGGTCTGGCTGGATCAGTCGTGTTCACGAAGACCCAGACATTGGACGCCACGATCATCACGGACTGGTTCGACTACTTCTTCGAGCTGAACGTGCCGAAGCCAGATTGGGTTGTGACGGGCATCCCGCCATACAACAACGCGCACGTGACCATCACCCTGACGGCCACCACCGGCACCACCGTCAAGTGCGGTGTATTCCTCGCCGGTTTCACCTATGACCTCGGCACCACCAACTACGGTGCGTCGGCCGGGATCATCGACTACAGCAAGAAGGACACCGACGAATTCGGCAACACCACGTTCGTCCGTCGGGCGTACAGCAAGCGCCTGAGCGCCAAGCTGGACCTGCCGAATTCCAAGCTCAACAAGATCCAGTACGTGCTGGCTGAGCTCCGCGCCACCCCATCCGCCTGGATGGGCACCAACGAGTTCGGGTACGACCCGCTCACGGTGTACGGCTTCTACAAAGATTTCAGCATCGAGGTGCAGTACGCCGACTGGTCGTCATGCAGCCTCGAGATTGAGGGGTTGATTTAATGGCAATGACCGCTTTACCTGATCCACCTTCCAGGCAGGATCCGACCACGTTCGCCACGAAGAGCGACGCCCTCCTTGGTGCGCTGCCCGCGTTCGTCACTGAGGCGAATGCCCTGCAAGTTGACGTCACTGCGAAACAGACCACGGCCAGTACAGCGGCGGGCACAGCTACGACCAAGGCTGCCGAGGCCCTCGCAAGCGCCAACACCGCCAGCGGACACAAGGACGCTGCGGCTACGTCGGCAGGTCAGGCGGCTACGAGCGCCTCCCAAGCAGCCAACTACGCTGCCGCGCTTCTCGCTACCAGCACCTCGAGCATCACGATCGGTACGGGCAGCAGGTCATTCACCACGCAGGCGTCCAAGCAATTCGCCGCCGGCGTGTGGGTGCTGATTGCCAGCGCCGCGAACACCGCGAACTACATGCACGGGCAAGTGACGAGCTACTCCAGCACGACGCTGGTCGTCTCTGTGGACAACATCGGCGGCACCGGAACCTTCGCCGATTGGGTGATCTCAGTCGCAGGTACGCGGGGAGCCGTAGGTGCGACGGGCGGCCTGACCGGCGGGACGATGAGCGGCGCGCTGAATTACAACACTACGCAACCTGTCGCCAGCGCTTCCACAGTCGACCTCTCTCTGGTGACCAGCAACGTCGTCACCGTGACAGGCACGACCACGATCACTTCTCTGGGCACGATCGCTGCCGGTGCCGAGCGCTTGATCACGTTCGCCGGTGCCCTGACCCTGACCCACAACGCTACCAGCCTGATCCTGCCCGGCGCGGCCAGCATCACCACGGCTGCGGGAGACACGGCGTACTTCATCTCTCTGGGATCTGGCAACTGGCGTTGCACGTCCTACCAGAAAGCGGACGGAGCACCCCTGAGCTCTCCGGCCCTGTTCATGTTCTACATGTCAAACATCTGAGGTTACCCAATGGCCACCGCAATATCCGGCACAACCGCCGTCACCGCCAACACCGACACGACGCTCCTGAACGTCGCTGCAGGCAAGCAGGCAACCTGCACAGTCAACGTGTGCAACCGGGGCACTTCGGACGCCACCGTTCGCATCGCCTTGTCCGCAACAGCTACACCCGCCACGTCCGAGTACATCGAGTACGACGTGGTTGTTCCTGCGAGCGGTGTGCTCGAGCGCGGCGGGCTTGTCCGCCCCGCCAGCACCTACATCGTTGTTCGATCTTCCAGCACATCCGTCAGCTTTAACTATTGGGGGTTCCAAGAATGAGCCGCAATTTGACCGTTACACAGGCGTCCACAGTTCAGGATGACCCCATCTACGCGACCACAGCATCCGCTGTCGCTGCCAACGATCTTCTCGTCTACGACGAGAACAACGCCGTCAAGACCGCATCCGTGTCGTCCACGATGACGGTCTACGGACCGAAACTGAACCCTTCGTATACGTTTTCAAGTGTAGGTAGATCAACCTACTACCCGTCGACAGGTGTGAACCACCTCGCATCTACCTGCCTGAACAACGGCAACATTGCCTATGTGTTCAATGACACGGGTAACTCAAACCGCGCATCCGTGACGGTGATGAGCCCGACATTGACATCCGTAGTTGCACCAATCGCGCTACATGCGTCGGCAACTATCATCACTTGCGACATCCATAGTCTGGCTGGAGGTGGGTTCGTTGTTGGTGTTTGGTTAAATACCAACGAAATCATCGTGGCTGCGTACCAGGCTGATGGTACTGTGATCTTGGCCCCTACAAACGTCGCAACTCTTACTATCGCCGCCGGGTGCACGGTCAAAGTCTGCCGGGCCGATACCACCGGAACTGGTTTCGCTATTTTCTACTGTAATGGTGGGTCTTCCCTCACCGGTCGCAATTACACGTCAGCTGGTGTCGCTCTAATGGTCGCCACTATCTACTCGTCTGCAGCTGCGGCCTCCCAGTTCGTCAGCTATGGGTACGGCAGCAAGTTCACTGTCATGCGCAACCCATATGACGGTCTCATTTACTTGGCGACCTTCAACAACACAACCACCACAAGCTCCTATACAGACCACGTCTACATTGCGTCAATCTCCTCCTCCAGCCTGGCGAATAACAGCTCCGTAAACACATTCAGCTGGACAACACCAAGCGCAATCACGGCATTCAAGCGGATTGAGATGTTGCCGTGGGATGGCACGATATTGGTATTCGTAGCAGCAGCCAAGTACTACAACAACGCGAACTACGGTGGCTATAGATTCAAGTCGTTCGCTGCCGGCAGCCTCACGTCAAGTTGGTCAGCCGAAGCCGGGTTCTTCGGGGACTCGGGGCTGTCTGAAAGCGCCTATGCGTATGGTCACGTAGGTACGATGAAAGCCTGCATAGCTGATCACAGCACAGGCCGCTCCTTCCTTGCCTTGGCAGACCCTAACGGCAACCGCATTCGAGTGCTCGAATTCGCCCCCGGTGCGGCCACCGCGCTGGAGCGCAACACGGTGAATCACGGCTGCAGCCCAGCCTACCCCAATATCACCATTTGTGCCAACGGTGACAACGTCTATACGATGCGCCCGGCGAGCGTGAGCGCCCCGTCAGCCGCGTCTATCTACTTTGATGCCCTCAGTGCGGCTCCAGAGGTTGTGTCCGTGACGGCGACCTATGACGCCTACGGGAAGGCTGTCGGAGTCCCTACCGCGACTGACTACGCAGTGCCAAGTGGAGACTACAACATCCAGTACGCCCTGAAGAACGGGCAGGGTATGGTTACCGAAGATCACAACCAGTACATGCACCGTAAATCGGTGTCGCTGCCAAACGGCGGCTTCGCGTACCTCGCCAACTCCATAACCGGAAGCAGCGAGTACAACACGTACGGCGCGGGCAATGCGCAGAGCTACGCACCGCAGATTGTGTTCCTGCACGCCGATGCATCCTCCGCCTACTCGGCGGTGATCCTGCATAAGCATGGGACCATCTATAACTGGGGACAGGCAAGCAGTAGTCCGATGTGCAATCTGCAAAGCACACTGCACTTCGTCAACAACAGGTTCTGCCTGCTGCGCAAGATCTACAACGTCAACTCGGTCTACTCACTGGAGTTGACGATCCTCGATGCGACGGGCCGCACCTGCACGTACAACGGCGATCTGTTCAACCTGTCCAGCGGGTCGACTCTCTCGCACTACGACGCAGTGGACGTTGGCGGCAATCGCCTGTTTGTAGCCTGGACCGATGTTCTTTCTACATCAAACGCCACAGGCAGGGTAGTTTGCTACAACATCACTAGCGGTGGCAGTATCTCGACAGCTTTGGCGCTCACCGCTATGACTGGCAACCAGTCATACCAGTACGGTCGTGTGGCGGTTGGGTACAACAAGACGCATGCTATTGCCGTGACGTGTCAGGATGGGTCGCCGGCAACCACACCGACCTTCAGCACCACAACGGTCCCACTGGCCACGATGGCCAGCCCGAGCCACGGGACTGTTGCCAGCCCTAACGGACTAGGCCAAAACAACGCAGCCTTGCGCATCGTGCCGTTTGGGTCTGGATCTTCAAAGTTCGCCATCTTTTTCTCTACAAGCAGCTCATCAAGCGTCTACGAATACCTGTTCACTACCAACGGATCGAATGCTGTATACAGCACCAACACAAACGGCGTTCTTTACGGCTTCAAGGTGTTCAACAAGCCTGATGGATCCGCTGCATTCGTCTACAACCCGACAACGTCAGGCACTGCGGTGAACAACTACGGGCCAGACAAGACAACCGTGTCTACCGGGTATGCGACTGTGGGGACCAACACTAACTACGGCTACACCTTCCGAGCAGCTGACGGCACCTTGCTGGCGCGTATCCCGACCAATACCGACTGGAGCTACTTCTCCTCGGCCGTAGTGCCGTCTGTCGCAGGTGTCGCCAAGGCGGCGGCCAACTCCGGGGACGTTGTGGGCATCGCCCGCACCGGCACCTACCGCCTGAACAAGTCGTACGGCACGTTCGTGTTCAACAACAAGGGGAGCTCACCTCCCGGAGCCAAGGGCATTGTCACTGGTGCCACGGCCATCCTCAACTCTTCAAAAACCAACATCAATTGAGGTGACACATGGCTACAGGAATTTTGATTGCGAACGGCAACACCAGCGTCACGTACACCTACACCCCTAACGTGGACGCCCGGGTGATCATCGCCTGCGGGTCTCCAGGCACAGTCAACGGCTACTCAATGACCGTCAACGGAGCCACCCTCTACAGCTCGAGCGGCGTCACCAGTGGTATCGCTACTCCCCCGCAGTGGGAGATTTTCGTGGGGGCAGGCCAGACCCTGACCCTTGTCTGGCCGGGATCCGCTGCCATGTCCGCCGTCGTCTCTTGCATCGAGGAGTAATCACATGAAAGCCATCTTCATCAAAGCCGGCGTCGTCACTGGCGTGGCCTCTTTCTCCACCGGTGCTATCGCGTCGAGCGACCCCGACGTCGTCACCATCTACCAGCCGGACGACTTCGCTGTCAACGCCGGTGACACCTACGCGGACGGCGTGTTCACGCCCGGCACGCCCCCGGCACCGCCTGCGCCCGTGGTATCGCCAGTCCAGTTCAAACTGCTGTTCACCGCGCAGGAGCGCGTGGCCATGCGGACGGCACGCGCCACAGACCCTGTCATCGACGACTTCTTCGACATCGTCGAAGACCCTCGCCTGACCGGTGTTGACCTCGGCATGCAGAGTACGCAAGATGCCGTCGCATACCTCAACGCTCAGGGTCTCCTGACCGATGAGCGCGCTGCGGAGGTGCTGACAGGGGTGCTGAAGTGAATCAAGTCGACCTGCGATCAGCCTACGACCAGGTCTACAACCAAGGCTCCAACCCATCGTGCGGGCCTCACGCGGTGACCGCCGCGCTGGACTGCATGTACGAGCGCGTGCTTAACAAGCAGGTGCGGTTCAGCAAGGACTACATCTGGGAGTGGAGCCGCTTCCACTTGGGCCTCGCCGGGCAGTCTGTTGGCAGCACGTTCGAGTCGCTGGAGAAGACCCTGCGGGTGAACGGTGCCCGGCTCGGTGACGACGTCATCAGGGGGTTCCGACTCGAGCGCACCTTCGTCAGCGACCCCACCTACACCGAGATGCGCAACCTGCTTTGTGCAGGCTTCCCTGTCATCTGGTTGATGAAGGCCACACCAGACCTCATCGCACTGGACGGCAAGCGCAACTGGCGGCAGCACCACCTGAGTACCGACACCTCCGAGACGTGGGGCATGCACTTCGTGGCCATTGTTGGCTATGACGACGACGCCCAAATGTGGCTGGCTGAGAACTCCTGGGGCCCCGACTGGGGTGACGGCGGTTTCTTCGGCATCCCATACAAATCGTTCAGCGCGCTGACCGAGGGGATCATGCACATCAACGTGGCACCCATCAACCCGAAACCCGTGGAGGGATACAAGATGCCAATGGCATACATGCTCACGAACGATCGCGCCGCATTCGCCGAGCGCGTTACACCAGCCCTGATCGAGGTGCTCACCAAGGCCATGACGGACGGGGACGTGCCCGGGTTGATTGCCGCCTGCAAGAAGTGGGGTGTCGGCGACAAGCACTTGGAGACCATGCTTGGCTGGGAGCGCGGGTCTGTTCGGTCCTTCAAGACGGAGCACCCCAGCCTCGAGTGGGACGATTTCGTCTGGGAGCAGTGATGAGTTACTGGCTCGCCCTGTTCGTCGCCATCGATCAGCTGCTCAACGTAATGCTGTTCGGCAGCCCTGACGAGACCCTCAGCAGCCGCGCATACCGGGCCGACCGTGACGGCAAGGTCTTCGGCAAGCTGTTCCGCCCCTGCATCGACGCCTTGTTTTTCTGGCAGGCGCAACACTGCTACCAGGCATACCTGTCCGAGCTTCGGCGCAAGCAGTACTCCGCCAATTTCAGGTAGGGGGGATTGACTTTGGTCCGCGGCCGCTCCAGTCTGGTTCAAACCACTGGAGCTTCGGATTGGCTGAACCAACCTCGACCGCATCCATCAGCCTGACGGTCCTGGCTGTTGGATTTTTTGGCCCCTTAGCCGGGCCTTACACCGTCATTATTTTCGCCGCACTGGCTGGTGCCATGTGGCCTCTGTCCGCACACACAACAGGGAGCAAGCTGGCCGGAGCATGGCTGTTGCTGCGCTGCACGCTGACCGCTGTATTCATGACCGGCGTATTTGCCACGTTTTTGGAGCGGCACCTGCAGGTACCGATCAATGAAGGACTTGCCCCCATCGCCTTGATCATCGGTGCCTTGGGTAATGGTTGGCGGCCGGTGTTTGAAGCCATCAGCAACGCGATGGCTGCACTTGTTGGACGGAGAGAGAAATGACAAACTTTGATGTGCTCGCCGTCGTGGCGAGCGAGGTCTTGTGCGCGTCCCTCTTTTACGGGTGCTTTGTTCGGGCGGTTAGGTCGTCATCCGACATCGTCCTCTTCGAGGTCCGCCTGGCGTTCAACATGCTGTCGGCCGCGGCCCTGTGGGGGATGGCGGCCCCGATCTTCGGCCACGTACCAGACGTCGGCGACCTGCTCATGTTGGCGGCCATCTCATACACACAGCACATCACAACTCGCCACTGGGAAGAGAATGTTCCGCCCAGATTCCTCAAACGTGAGTACCGCCGGCGTCGGGATGACTCCGACTTTATGACCAGCAGGATGCACCGATCATGATGTTCAATCTCCTGTGGCCACATCTCTGGCCGCGTATCTGGTGGAGGTTGGACGACGTCATCCCCCGACGACGCCGACGACATGAGTCTGCGTAGGAGCCTGTTGCTATGAGCCCACAACAACTGCAGCTGGTGATGGGCATCAAACCCAATCTCGCCTCCCGGTGGGCCCCCTTCATCGAAAGGGCTCTTAAGCTCAGTGAGTGCAACACCAAGCAGCGCAAGGCCGCTTGGCTGGCTCAGATCGGGCACGAGTCCGGGTGCTTGCGCTACACCCGCGAGATCTGGGGCCCAACCCCACAACAACTCCGGTACGAGCCTGGCACCACGCTGGCGGCCCGCCTCGGCAACACCCAACCCGGAGACGGTGCCCGGTACATGGGGCGCGGCCTCATCCAGATCACCGGCCTCGCCAACTACCAGATGTGCACGCAGCAGATGCGAAAGCTGGTGGAGGGCCTTGAGGTGCCTAACTTCGTTCAGGAGCCTGAGCTACTGGAGCGCCCGAGCTGGGCCTCCCTGACCGCTGCCGTGTTCTGGAAAAAGAACAAGCTGAACCGGTTCGCCGACAGCGGCAACTTTGTCGAGCTGACCAAACGAATCAACGGTGGCCTGAACGGCCTGGCACACCGTCAACACCTATACGTGGCCGCCTTGGGAGTGCTTGAAAATGAATGATTTGGTGACCTCCGTCCTTGGGGCGGTCTTTTCTGGTGGGGCCACAGGCCTCCTCGGTGTCCTGATCCAACGCTGGTTCGACTTCAAGCACAAGCAGCAGGAGATCGAGGTGGTGAAGCTGCAACTCGAGAACGCCAAGGAATTGGCGCAGATCGAGGCAGGCCGCAGCACCCGTGTGGCTGAGATGGACATGGAGGCCCGGTTCGTGGAGGCCGACGCCGCCGTGATGCAGGCCAGCTTCAAGCACGACCAAGCCAGCTACCTGCTTCCAGAGGCACAACAGCGCAAGGGCTTCGTGGGCGGCCTGATCGTCTTCCTGATGGCCAGCGTGGACTTTCTGCGCGGCATCTTGCGCCCGGGTATGACCGCCTACCTGTGTGGGTTGGTCACGGTGATGTTCTTCTGGGTGCGCAACCTCGCCGCCAGCTACGGCATGTCGCTCTCATCTGACCAAGCGTTCCAACTGATGCTGCAGATCATCCTGACCATCCTGTACGTTTTCTCCACGTGCACAACGTGGTGGTTTGGCGCCCGGCCGCCCAAAACGAAAGAGTCGTCGTAGGGGGATTGACTTTCGGGGCCGGACTCCCCAGTCTGGAACGATCAGAACCCAATATCTATGAGGTGAACCCATGGCATCTGCCGAAAGCCTGTACGCATCTGATGGCTTCGCTATCTCGGCTTCTGCCGGGAGATTCAACTCTGCCTCTCCATCGCGCCGGTGGGGTGTCAAAGCAGACCCCAACAAGTACCGAATTTAAGGAGTAGGTCATGAAAATCATGGGACCCAAGGACCCAGAAGAGTCCAAAGTGCTGGCGTTCGAGTTCGATCAGGACATCGCCAGCACTGACAGCATTGTGTCAGCGGTGGTGACTGCGTCCGTCCACGCAGGCACGGACCCGACAGCGTCCACGTTGGTGTCCGGGGCGGCGACGTTCTCCGGCACAACCGTCTACCAGCGGGTGTCAGGTGGCGTGAGTGGGGTCACCTACAAGCTACGAGCCAAGGCCACAGACAGCGCCGGAAATGTGCACATCTTGGTGGCCGGCCTGCATGTGGGTTGGGCTTGAAATGGTGGTCATCTGGTGGCCACTGATGTTGAAGGTCTGGCGCTCGTGTTGGCGCGTATAGGGAGAAAAAGATGAAACTGTTGATCGCACTGCTGCTCCTGCCTCTGCAGGTTTGGGCCAATACCAGCCCATTCATGGAGTACCGAATGTGCCTGCCCATCGTCAGAACTGAAGATGGGACGATCTACCGGAGCTCAGCCATCAAAGCCGCCTTCCAGCGTCTGCACCCATGCCCATCGACAGGGTTGCAGAAGGGTTCTTGCCCGGGGTGGTCCATTGATCACGTCATCCCGTTGGCGGTGGGCGGCTGCGATGCCGTCGTCAACATGCAGTGGTTGCCTGACCAGATCAAGTCGGCGGCTGGCACTTACCCGAAGGATCGGTGGGAGCGCAAGGTGTACGCTGACCCGATGCAAGTTGTGAAGTGATTTTGCGGAGCAGCTCCTGAATTGCGGAGCGGACTGCCTGTATGATCCAGAAAAGAAAAAGCCAGCAAGGTCTTGATCTTGCTGGCTTTCTTGTTTGGTGCCCAGGAGAGGACTCGAACCTCCACGCCTCTCAGCGCTAGTACCTGAAGCTGTTGAAGAATGGCTCAACCATGCGGCTTACAGCCACATTGCCGCTCCCCAAAATCAGGTTGATTTCCTCTTCAACTCCGTGGGGTCGGCGCTTTTTGCGGAGCGTTCGGGGAGCATAGAAACCTCTCTGGCTTTGCCTGAAGCGTAATGCTCCGTCATGGTCACACTGGCATGGCCAAGCAGTGCCTGCGCCTGCTCGATGCCACCTTGATCCCGCAAGTCCGCTGCCGCCTTTCGCCGCAAGTCTCTGAACTGAAAGGACGCAGCAGGTATTCCAGCCTTGTCTCTGGCACTTTCAAACCGGAGGCGCAGCTTGGGCTTGGTCATTGGTTTGCCCAACTCATCGACAAGCAGGGCCTTGGCCAGACTACCAACAGATCGCTTCCGCACCTGGATCCGCTGAAACAGTGAGGCCAGATCACCTACTATGGGGATTCTCATGGGTCGGCCGGTCTTGTCCTGCCCGAACACGAGCACCCCGTCGACGACGTCGTTCTCGGACAGCTTCAGGACATCGGACACCCGTTGCCCTGTCAGGTAGGCGAGATCGAGGGCATCCTTCAAATCCTGTGAGGCTCGCCCGTAGACTTCGTCGAAAACCTTGTCCTCGATGTAGACGTTTTTGCGCCCGGGCAGGCGTTTGGTTTTGATGGCGGCCACCGGGTTCGTTGTGCAGAAGTCGCGTGCCATGCACCACGAGAACAGCATGGACAGCACGGCTTTTTCTCGCAAGGCGCGATGCTTGGATTGGGCGCTGCGCTTGTCGATGTAGAGGGTGATGTGCGAGGGCTTCACTTCGTCCAGCGGCGCCTGCCCGAAAGCAAGGGCGAGTTTGTCGAGCGCGAATTTGTAGTCGGCCTGTGTGCCACGGCCAACCTCCTCGAACTGTGGGCTGCCGAGGTACTTGGCAATGGCCCAACCAACCGTGGGCTTGGCTGTCACCGGCGCGGCATGGAGTTCGGACCACTTGCGCACGGCCAGAACGTAGTCGGGGCCAAGTGGGATCTCTTTGCGCGGTGTGCCGCCGGTGTCATAGTAATAGTGTGTCGTGTCCCAACGGGTGCGAGCCCGCATCCGGGGCGGTAGGTTCAGGTTGGCAGTTGCGCGTCGGCCCATGGAGGAGTCCATCCTTGAGACTTGGTCGGCCTTTGCTTGCCGCCTCCCTCAAGAACGGCCCGGGCCACGCGTGGGTGGCCGGCCTTGTTCAGGTAGAACGGAATGCGCTGGGACTTCAGGTGGGCGACCTGCTTGGTGGCCTGCCTGTAACCCGTCAGCTCGACAAGCTCGGCTTCGGTAAGGAACATGATCTCGACGGGCGAGGTACATAGCCTCTGCCTCTTGTAAATGAGAAGGCCCGCAATGTAGCGGGCCTTTGGGGTTGCGTGTTGAACTCAGGAATCCGGCTGGAATACCAGAGTGCCGCGTACGGCTTCTGTCTCGCCCGGCGGGCTTGTCACCCACCGCTCAATGACGACGGAGGGAAGCCTCCCTGCCATCAGGTTGATGGAGACCCGGTGGATGTCTCCGGTGTCGGGGATGCCGAGCCGCCTGAGGATTTCGATGTTGGGGTCAGGTTGGGTCATTTCGGTTCCCCTCTCGTGCAGTCCACTGCTTCCAGCAGCCAGTCATCGCAGTACTTGTCGTAGTCGTACACCTCGAACGCGACTTGTCCATCTTCGTGGCCGAGGCTGAAGCCGTGCCTCTTGCACACGGCCAGCATCTCGACAAGGAAGGCGTCGATGTCGGGGCGTTCGACGTCGGCTCGTTTTGATCTGTTCCAGCGTTTCATGCCTTCACCTCACAGTTGAATCAAGTGGTCGGCCACCGCCTCGGTCGCTTCTTCGTGCGACACGATGATGGTCTGCTTGAAGCCGGTCTGCGTCAAGAAGCCCAACGTCGTCGCGGTTCGCTCCACGTCCATGGCGGCGGTGGGCTCGTCCAACACCAGCAGCGGAGCATGAGGTACGAAGGTCTTGACCAGCGCAACCCGAACAGCCAACCCCAGAATGTCCAAGGTAGAGCCTGACAGTGTGGCAGCGTTGTGGCCGTCGACGACGAACCCATCAGGTGTCTTCGTCACCAGAGAACGGTTGCCTCGCATGTCGCTGAAGTACTTCGACACGGCACCCAACACCAAGGCCCAGAGCTTGTCGGCAATCACCGGCCGGGCGGTGCGAACAGCTTTCAGCAGAGTGTTGTTGAACTGGAGAACTCGCAGGTCTTCCTTGGCCTTGCTCAGGGTGCCTTCCACCTGACTGCGCAGCTTCAGGTACGACTCCCACTTGGCCACCGCCTCGCGGTTGTGGCTGCGGCGCTGCTCCAGCTGGGTCCGGGCCTTGTCCAAGTTCTCGCGGCGTTCGCGCACGGCTTGCTCACGCTCCTGCTCCACACGCTGCAGAGAGCTCAGGTCGATCTCCTCCCGTCCGCCCAGCGATGTGACAGCGTGGTCCAAGTCCTGCTTGGAGGCTTCGACCGCCTTCAGCGCCTGCTCTTTGCGGGCGTTGGCCGTCTTGTGTGCATCCAGCGCCTGCTTCAGCTCCGCCAGCTCCTCTAGGGCAGCGGCCACATCTTTCTCCACCGCCTCGAACGACACCGCTCCCGGCCACTTCAGAAGCGGTGGAGTGACGCTGGCGTCGATGTCCAGATGCTTGGCGTACTTGTTGGCGAGGTTGACGGCGGTCTTCGACTTCGAGCGGATCGTCACCAACTCAGCCTCGTCCTTCAGAGCCTGAGCCACCTTGCCGCCCAGAGAATCTGCCTCTTTTTTAAGCAGTGAAGCCTTGGCTTCGAGCTCTTCGTTCTTGGCCACAACCTCGGCAACCTCGGACACGTCCTTGCCGCACAGGGTGCAGGAGCCTGCGACCTTGAGGGCCAGAGTCGTCTCGATGGCTGCCGTCAGCTTGACGCGTTCCATCTTCCACTCGGAGGACCGCTTGCGCAGGGAGTCGATCTCCTGCTCCAGCTGCTCGAAGGTTCCTTCGTACAGGGGTTCCAAGCCCAGCGCAGGTTTAACTGCCTTGTACACGTCCTCGAGGGCGAGGGCGGCATTGCCTTCGCGGATGATGGCCTCCTGCTTCTGGATGGCTGTGGCGGCTGGAGCCTTGGGGACTTTGATCGCCTTGAACTCCGCCTCCGACTTCGCCAGCCGCTCGTTGGCTGCCTCGATGTTTGACTTGGCTCGCCGAATGTCGGCGTTGACTTCCTTTGCGTTGGCCAGTGCGGCGGTGGCCTCCCGGTGCTCGGTGGTGGCGGTGGCCACCAACTGGGTGCACAAGGTGACAGCGCCCTCAGCGCTCATCTCCCGTGCGCGGAGAACGACCATGTCGGGCTGCTCCATGGTGCCGAGGTTGTCCATCTGCACCTGAGCGGATTCGACAGCAGCCTCCGCGGCAGCGGTGGACCCGGTGACGAGCTTGGCCTGAATCAGGTCGATCAGGTTGTCGAGCTGGTCGAACTCGGCCAGCTTCTCGATCAGCTCCGTGGTGGCCTTAGTGCCTGCCGCCAAAGCGCCGCGGATCTCGTTCTGGTTGGCCAGAATGAGTTTGGGCGCAGCCTGTGCGTCTGTGCCCAGCAGCTTGCCGATGTAGGCGGCTGTCTCGGTTTGGCCGGTGACGGACCCGCCGGCGTAATTGATCTCAGCACCTGACTTGCCACGGGAGATGGTGTAGTCCACCCCGTCGACGACAAAGTCCAGCACCACTTTCAGTGTGCTGACGGGCTTGCCGTAGGTGACAGTGTCCTCGAGGGAGTAGGGCAGGGCCTTGGTGCCGAAGAGGGCGTAGGCCACCGCCTGAAGCAGGCTGCTCTTGCCCTTTTCGACGGCCCCACGGATGGCAATCAACCCCAGACCGAAGTCCAGTGTGAGAGCTTCATGGCATTTGAAGTTGGTGATTTGGATTCGTTTCAGCATGTCAAAGTCCTATCTTGTCGTCTTTGGCGAATGTGGGGTATGGCGCCCAGTGCGTCCATTCGCTGCCAGGAGTCCACTGGCCTCGGGCGGGGATGCCGCGTTTGCGGTTGATCAGCTGCAATGTGCTGCCCCGTGGGGGCATGCCTCTGGACACTGGGATCCAGTGGTACCCGGTGTCCACCACCGCAGCTTTGTCCGTGGTGGTCTTGATGGTCATGCGAGCCTCCGCTCGATCAGCTTGCGGTGCTGGATCCACCCGACAAAGTTGCCGCTCTGGTGGTCGGCAAACTCAGAGGGCGTGGCTTGGTGCTCCGCAGGCGATGCGTGGATTGGATGTGACCCGACAAGGCGCTCGTAAAGCTCAATGTCCTTGTTGATGTCGGGTTCCGCGCCGTCATGCGTCAGGTAGGAGACGCGTGCGCAACGTGCGGTGGACAGCTTCAGGAGGATCTCGCGCTTGTACAGATCCCGCTCACTCGCCTTGACGTAAGGCAGGTGCCACTGGTCGGGGCCCAGTCGCTCTGGTTCGGTCTCCAAAGCGACCCGCATCGCCTGTGCGAGCGCCTGAATCTCAGGCTGGGCGTCTGGATGGTCGCGCAGGTGCAGGAAGTTCTCCCATGTGGTTGAGGTGACGATCGTCCGCATCAACTGGTAGGGCTCTAGGATGCGGTTGACGATTTGCTTGTGCAGCCCAAGGGCGTTCATGAATTCAGCCTGGTCCGCAGCCTTGTTGGCAGCCTGTACCCAGAGATCTTTGGCGTTGCCGACGTGCTGCACCTCCTCCCGCGCCTGCATCCCCGGCTGGTTCTTGCCCCAGTGGATTGGCATAGCCGGGTCGTTGCGAACCTGTTGGATCATTTTGGCCACAGGGATGGCGCGGGATGATGCTGCGTTGCGTGAGAAGACCCGGTGGGTCATGAACTCACTGTGGATGAAGCGTGGGTACTGCAACTCCAATGTGTGGATTGCCTGCCTGTAGGAGTTGACGCTTGCGGCGACGCACTTGGCGGTGATTTGGATCATTGCTCTTGCTCCATCAATGCGCGGACAACAGCCGCTTGTTCCTCTGTCAGGCTCTCCAGCAACATCTCGACGACGTTGACGCTGCGCACGTCCTCGGCGCTCACATCCAGCTCATCGGTATCGATCAGTTGGGCCACCTTGACGGCGTTGGTCACCACAAAGGTGGAGGCCCCGATGCGCTGGCGGAAATTGGAGATCGCCTTGATGACGTCGGCGGCCTCATCCGCCTCGGCCTCGCCGATGACGCGCACAAAGGCGCGTGAGCCCTGCCGGTCCTTCAGGTCACGCCAGTCGATCTCGTCCAAGCCATCAGGGCCTGACCGCGACCATGTCTGCACCTTGTGATACCCGTCGTCGTCAAGGATCAGGGCGAACTTCTTGCCGTCTGTTTGGCCGTCGCCGTGGGCCATGCAATCCGAGATGCTGGATGACAGCTGGTTTCCGACGATGACGACCTTGCCGCCAAAGGCGGTACGTCCTTGATGCTCGTGCCCAAAGACCACGGTGATGCCGCGATCGGTCAACTCTTTGGCCTGAGCCCGGCTCATGTTGAGCGAGTGGTCAGCCTGGGCTGCAAAGGTGCTGTCGAAGTTTACGTGGACCAGCAGGTATTTTGTACCAGTTGGTACATTTTCCAACGCGAGGTCGAAGTGAGCCTGATTCACGAGGTGCGGCACCACATAAATGCCGTCGCCGATGTCGGTTGGCTTGTCGATCAGGGTGAAGTTGTCGGGGTGCTTCAGGTGCAGCAACGCCCCGACAAACTGCTCGGTGCCCAGCTTGGCGCTGTCCTTGGACAGCGAGTGGTTACCCAGTGCGAGGTACATCTCCCTATCTGGTTTTTCTGACAACCAGTCATCGAGGACTTGGTACATGTCCAACGCCTCCCCCAAAGGGATGTCGAACTGGTCAGTCAGGTCGCCGTTGATGATGACCTTGTCGGGGCCCAGCCGCAGCAGGTAGGCAAAGCCTTGGAGGAGGTCGTCCTTCAGGGCTGCCGCAGACTGCGGTGTGGTGCCCGCAGAACGGGCTACGCCCAGGTGGACGTCATTCAATATGAGTGTGGGTTTCATGGAGTCTTTCTCTTTCTAGTTCTTGCTTCCTTGGCCAGCAACACACGCGTGGCTTGCTCGCCTTGGCGCACTTCTGTGTCCTTGCGGACCTTCTCGGCTTTCGCCTCGGGGTTCGCCCTGACTTCGTGACACTCTGGACAGCGGTACCGTTTGGTGCCGTTGATGTGGCTGAGCACTTTGAAGCCGGTGGACGGCTTGTGTGTGCGGCAGTAGTGACAATAGACAAGTCGTCCCTGCAAGTCCAACAAGTGGGAAAACATCTCGTGGGAGTTCCCCAACGCCTCCTGCGCCGACGGGTAGTTCGGCCAGTCCGTCAGGTTCCAGCTTCCTTTGTCTCCGAAGGTGACCAGTTCCTTGACCTGCACCGTGCGCCAGACGTCCAGCGTCGAGTGGTGGACCAGCACGATGCAGACGCCGCCCGCCAACTCACGCTTTCGCATGCGCGGAAGTTGGGGGACTTTGTCCCGCGCCAGACGAAAATCGTGGACGGTCTCTTTGACTTCCACCAACCCATGTGCGCCGATGGTGAAGAACTCAAAGTCGGCGGCTGCAGACTTGACGATGCGCCCGGCGGCCCGGGTGTCCATCAGGCGGGTGAAGTCCCTGTCCGCCCGGCCGTACACCCAACGCTCGAGGGCCTTGTGAACTGCGTCCTCGGCCTTCTTTCCCCTGTCGGCAAACGCGCTCTTGAAGGTCATTTGCGCCTCCAGAGGTTCTTCAGTGCTGACCAAAGCCGTCGGTACCAGACTTGGTACACGATGGTGATGACGGCTTCGACGGGGCTGGCTCGTAGCCTCTGGCTTCTGGGCCGCAGAAGCCATACAGCGGGCTGCGGACCATGCGAGCGGCTACGGGGCGGCCGGTGACTGGATCCCTGACGTTGTCGGGGTGCAGGCAGTAGGAGATCAGTTGCGACTTGTCGCAGTGTTTGCATTCGTGACAGAAGGTCATCTCTTTGTTGTTCTTGTTGTGAGATGGAGGGAAAGTGGCCGCTTACGGCGGCCAGTCGTCGGTCAATCAGATGAGCTGTACGAACCTCCTGAGTCAGGCTTGTAGGACTCAACCGCCCTCTGAAGGAGAGCCTTGTCCTCCGATCGCCAGTCAGAGAATCTCCTGCCGTTTGGCTGAGTGGCCACCAAGTCCTCAGTCGACCACTTCCGGTGCTTCATTCGGTCTCTTATCAATTCAGGCCCGACACCTGTAATCTCGGTCCACTGATAAAGCTGAAGTGTTCGCCCGAAAGCTGTTACGACAGTCTTCTTGGATCTGTTTCTGCAGTTCACCTGATGCGGGACCCACCTGACGTTCCCCGGTTCATAATTTCCGTCGTTGTCAATTCGATCCAATGTCATTCCTTCTGGTCTAGGTCCTACATCATTCTTGAAAGACTCGAAGGACGCTTGCCACTTCGGGTCCATACGGATACCTCTACCTCCGTATCTTGGGTAACACCTGACGTTGGGGTTGGTTGTTCTGGATTTGATGTTCATCCAAATTCCGTGCAAGGAAGTGCCACCCTCTCCGTGAGTTGTCTTGAGCCGTCTGGCTACCTCTTTTTGAATACACCCGCATGACTTGTGCTTGTCATTCAGCAGGTGGTACTTGATAGCTATAGACTCATTCCCACAGTCACACAGACAGCGCCACTTACTTGGTCGGTGTGATACTTTCTCGATGACTGTGAGCCTGTGGATCTTCTGGCCTGGAGTTGGATCTGGCGTTGGTTTCCGCGGCATCACTCGCCTCCAAACAGTTCTTGAACTGCTTTCAAGATGACGGCATCGTCTACCACCTCACCCACCTCGACAGGGCATGTGAAATCCCTGCCAATGGCGATTGAGCTGACGGCAGGGATACACATGTCCGCGAACGGGGCAGTCATGTGCTTGTGCATTTCACGAATGAAAGGAACAACCTGATCGCGGTGCACACTGGCCACACATTCATCGTGGATGGTTGCAATGAACTCCGCGTCAAACTCTCCAGAGGTAAACAACCCAGAGGACCACATCCGAGACATGGCCAGCTTCACCTGAGCTGCAGAACTCCCCTGAATGACTGCGTTACAGGCTTGGCGTTCGGCTCTGGACTCTTCTGACCTGTCTGTTGAACTAAGGGCTGCCGCTAGGTGTCTCCGGTCTCCTAAGAATGTCCTCGAGTAACCCAACAGGTGGGCCTCCTCGGTGACCTTGTCTTTCCACTTGTTGACTCCCGGGAAGGCTTCATCCAAAGCGTCCAAGAACTTCTGGGCGGTGTCCTCATCTGTCTTCAGCTGCAATGCCAGTTTCGGAGCTGCAATACCGTAGATCGAGCCAAACAGCGTGGCTTTGGCTCCCTTTCTGAGGGCGTCTGCCTTATCTCTGATGGCCTTATCAGAAGACTTTCTCATCGCCATGAAGTCTTCGTAGGTGATGGTCTCACCCCATACGTACGGAGCAGCTCTCACCGCTACCAGCGAGTGCACGTCCTGCTTCTTTTCACCTACATAGCAACCAATCAGGTTCTGGTCCTGACTTGCGTGCGCAGTAGCTCGAATCTCCTGTGCGTTGAAGTCAAGGCTTACAACAACAGCTTCGTCGTGGTGAGCTTTCAGCACCGCCCTGAAGCCAGACACCGAAGGCAACTGCTGCAGGTTTGGGTCGCTGCTCGAATACCTCTTGGTCACTGTGGCGCATTGGTTGAAGTTGGGGTGGATACGCCCATCAGACCAATGCACAACCTTCTTGTAGGTGTTGTAGAACATCTTCATCCGCGTGGTGACCTCCTTGATCTTGAGGTACGCCTTGAGGACCTTGCGCTGGTCGTCGGTCAGGTCGTCCTTGGCCAAGGCCAAGTCGATGGCTTGGTCGTCCGTCGACGCTTTCTTCTGCCACATCTCCCGCATGGCATCCGTGACCTCGACCTTGCGGCCTTGGTTCAGGCGCTTGAGGGCGCTGAACGCCTCACGCATCTCTTCGTTCTCACGCTCTTTCGGGGTGAGCTTGTTGTAGATGCGGGGCACCATGCCCAGAGAGCCGTACAGCAACTTCTGCACCTGACGTGGCGAGTCGAAGTTGATCTTGGGCTCACCGTTGAAGTGACGGTCGACGAAGGCGTTGAGCGCGACCACAGAACCCTGCTCCACGGCCAGTGCGATGGCCTCGGCGGTCTCGTTGTCGGGGAACTGGAGACGCAGGTCGGCGGCCACGGCTGGCAGCTTCTTCTTGCGGGTGGTGAACTCCTCGCCCAGAACGATCTCGCACACCTGCTTGACGGCGGCCACATCCACGTCCTCAAACACCGGCTTCACGGTGCCGGACCAGCCTTGGGTGAACAGGTAGTCCCGCAGGATTTCCCAGTTCGTCTGGTAGGTGGCTTTGTCTTCGCGCTCGAGATCCATCAACGTCTTAAGGTCGACACGTACTCCCTTGACGAAGGCCAAGTTGGTCAGATACATGGGCAGCCTCTCGACTTGGTCGAATACGGCTGCAGTCTGCTCGACTCCCATAACCCGGCGGAACTGCACATGCAGCCAAGCGGTGACGATGGTGTCGTCGCAGCCGTAGTTCATGACGCGCCGGCCTGTCAGCTCGCACATCTTGTACTGCTTCTTGTACCAACCGTCCTCAGTGACGGCGGGCTTGGTCTCGATGGTGCGGGTCACTTCCACCATCTGCTCCTCGACCTCCTCCAGTCTTGTCACTTCCGTGTACTCGGCAGGCTCCACCGTCTTGGTGAACGGCCCAGCCACCACGATGCCGCCCGGGAGGATGACGTCGAGGGGGCCTTCCATGGTCGTCACCTGCTCATAGGTCTCCTGCTCGTACCCTAGAACCGCCTTGGCCCTGTGCTTCAGTCCTCTAGGCTGGTTCTCGTCGACGTAGGATGCTTCAACCATCGTGTCAACCACGTTTGGCAGGAAACCGAACCAACCGTTGTCCTTCCACTTGTCTCCCCACGCCCGATGCAGTACGGGCCCCTCAAAGGCTGCGTTGTGCACGATCAGGTCGACAGATTTCGGCACTTCTTCCACCATTTCGCGGCACTGGTCTACGGAAATGTTCTCGGTGTCGGCATGGTTTACGCTCATGTAAACCGTGTGCTGCAGGTTGTCGCCGAAGGTCAGGGACATTCCTGTCAGCTCTGCACCCAAAACGTCGACCTTCTTTCCTCGTGCGCCGATGTACTCCAGCCACTCGTCGGACGCCTCGCCAGACGATGTCTCGATGTCCAAGGAGACAAACTCGGTCTTCTCGAGGGCGGACTTGAACCTGCTGCGGGCGGAGGCGTAGTTGAGGGCGGTCACCAAAGTCTTGGTGCCGTACCAGTGCTTCATCTGCGGGATGCGCTGCTCTTCAGGCACCTCATTCCACGGCATGGCCATGGCTGGCACCCAATCAATGGCGTGGTGCTTGGTGGCCACCTCGTCAGGCATCAGGCGTGCCACCTGCCAGCTCTTGTAGACCAGATCCTCGCTGTCGATGATCTTCTGTAGCTTGGGGAACTCGGATACATCCTCGCGCAGCTTCTTGATGTCTTGGCTGAGGATCAGCTTCTCGAGCATCTCGAGTCCATCGAGGCCGAAGATGCGCACCAGCTCCACAAAAGACGCATCCCCGAAACCGCGAGCGCCGGGGATGTTGTCAGAGGTATCGCCCACCAGCGCCTTGTAGAGCGTGATGTAGCGATGGGGGAAGGCCCCGAAAGGGTTCTTGTTGAGCTCCCCGCCTTTCCAGACGTGGGTGTTGGGGTCGACGAGGACGCACAAGTCGCCGTCACCGGTGGAGACGACGTTGGGGCGGTCGCGCAGGTCTCGCACCAACCGGGCGATCACGTCGTCCGCCTCCCGGGCCTTCACGCTGCACACCGTAAAGCCCACCTGACGGAGCATGGGGGCCAGCATGTCACGGGCCATACCCAGCTGGATGTGGACGGCGGAAGCCTTGTCACGCCCCTGCTTGTAGGGCGGGTACATGGTCTGGCGAAAGGACTTGGCGCCGAGGCCGTCCCACACGCCGATGCAGTCTTTGGGAGCCACACCGAAGTGGTTCATCGTGTCCAAAAGCGCATCGAAAAAACGCTCTACACCGTAGAGCGCCGTATTCACATGTTGGACCTTGCCGGTTTCGGGGTCGGTGACCATCTCGCCGTCGGGGTCCTTGCCTCCGAGGAGGGCGGCGTTGAGCATTCCGTTCAGGTCAACGATCAGCCTTACGGGTGATTTTTTCATGGCGGGGTTCGCTTTCTTCTTCTTGTTGTTTTGCGAAATCGAGAGACGCAATGAAGCGTCGGCCGGTGAAGCGCGGCACACGGCGCGGCTCCATCCAGCTTGGGTAGATGGATGGCTCCATCTCTTCAGGGTCAATCACGGCGGTGGCCATGATGTACAGGGGTTCTTTCTGCGTGGGCGTCTGGACGAGCATCACGCGACCTTCTCGCACCTCAACGGCCAGCCAACCCCACACATACCTGTGTGTCAGGCCCAGACCGGCGACCGACGCGCAGAGTCCTCGCCGGGTCTTGGGGCTCTTGAGCAGGGCGACCAGCATCTTGGTAGCCCGCTCGGAGATCTCGGTTGTGGTCGCTTTGCGTTTCATCCCCGGTACCTCTCCCAATCCACCTGACAGAGGTAGCAGCGGCGCTTACCGAGATTCAGTCGAGCTGCCTCGATGGGCTCTGAGCAGTCCATGCAATCGGGGTAGGGGTAGGTCCCATCGGCTCGTGGCACCTGCTCAGGGCGGGCTTTCTTACGGGCCAGGTACAGGTGGTTGGCTGTCTCTCGCTCAGCCAGCTCGTTAGCCTGATCGACTTCGTCACCGACTTCTCTCATCTGCGGCCTCCGTGTACGGCCACAAATTCGGCGATCTTTCGCAGCTCGACCTTCAGCTCTCCGATCGTGCCGTTGTTGTCAATGTCGAAATCGACGAGGTCGGGGTCAATCCCTCGCTCGGATGCATGGTCGGCAGCTTCGCCATTGAGTCCACCCACGTCCCGGTGCATGCGGAGGATGAAGCCGCCGCGGTCCATGATGGCGTGGGCTTCGTGGTCGAAACGAATATCGGTGACGATCACCGACTTCTCGTTCTTGTACCAAGTGTCCAGGCGGTGCATCAAGTGCCTGACCCAGATGTCATCGCCAAACACCGGCTTCATGGCGTCGTTGCCAAGCAGCTGCATGATGCGTCGGCGGGTCATCCCCAGCCACTCCACTTCACCCTCTTTCAGGGCGTCGTGGTTCATGGCCTGAACGTGCTCGTCGGTGAGCACGGCAGCCATCTTCTTCATGGGGGTGGCAAAGGCGACGGGCGTGTACCCGAACTCCTGTTGCAAAAAGGACGCAGCTGTGTCCTTGCCGGAGCGTGCCCGCCCGGTGATACCTATCAGGTTCATCTCGACTCTTTCTTCTTGTTTTAGGTGAGTCGCCGCTTTGTGCGGCGCGTGATGTTACCAACTTACTCAGTCGACGTCATGCAGGTTGTCATGCCAGCGTTTCAGCCTCCAGATTGCGACGTTTGCGACCACCGCCTGAGGCTCCGGCTTCTCAACCAACGGGTCGATTCGGGTCAGGTCGTAGAAGCCCTTGGGACTCACCACTTCATGCCTCAGGACGTAGAAGTTGAAGAGCTCCAGCATGTTGACCGTGTAGCCCATGCGCTTGCTCAGCCTCTGCTCCCTGCACCTGACCAAGATGTCCCCGAGTGAGGCTTCCTTGGCCAGCTTCGTGGTGTCGTACCGGTGGCGGAACGCGCCCCGACGACCTACTGGTTGTGTTCCGACTCCCTCGACTGCGTCGTACACAGAGGCAGCGTGAGCTCTCGCCTCCATGTCCGTCCTGAGCTGTCGGAAGATTTCGTTGAGTTGCGCATACTGGGACGGGAACCTCTCCGGAAAGAGGTCCCGCATCGTGTGGTGATACGCAGCCAGAATGGTCTCGAGGAACGGGTCGTCCACGCAGATGACGTCACGAACCAACGCCCTGTAGGCGATGGGCGTGGCGATGCGAAACTGCTTGGTGCACATCTGGCCCCACCGGAGGTCCCCGGTGCCGTGGTACAGGTCCAGCCCGTAATTGAGTGACCCACCTGCGACCTCGATGAACGCTCCATTGATGGACTTGCGGCCGTTCGACAGGCTGTCGTCGAACGCTGTGATGACCCCTCGGGGCTGCAGGGCGGCTATGACGGCTGCCACCGTTGAAAGGTTCGAGCCCTTCTTGACGTGTGGCCCGCGCAGCTTTCCTCTGTGGCCCTCCAGCGTCCCAAGGGGACTGCGCCCCTTGGTCGGCAACCCTTTCAGCACCTTGCCGAAATCACTGCAGATGTTTGCCCACTCGCGCTCTGTGATCGGATGCTGCTTGAGCAGCTGGAACAGGACCGTCGAGCCGTGCAAGCCCCACGCCATGGGGCGTGGGTCTGGTCGGTAGGATTTGGGGGCATCGAGACCGTACGCCTCCAAGCCCATATCCACCACCTCGGTGAACACTTCGTATGCCCCGTGGTAGCGAAGCTGGCGTTGGATGGCGCCCGCCAGCTTCATCAGATCAAACTCCGAATACTCGACTGAGATCACGCAACTCTCCTTCCACATCCCTATTCAGGGCGGCGTGGGTCGAGAAGCCGCCCTTGTATCGGTGCTTGAGCTTGGCGACATTGGTCTTCACCAGCATCGGGATGACCTCTTCGATGGTGCCGAGGTCCTGCAGTTCGGTGTCTTTGCTGTGGAGCAGCAGGAAGCCGTAGGTGGCGCAGAGCATGGCCTGCTTGGCCTGCTCGTCGTTGGGTTCTTTGTCGTACGCCAACCAACGCTTGGCGATGTCCAGCAGCGGGTTGAAGTTGAACTGCGCGGCGTCCGCCATGCTGGGTTCAATGTCATCTTCGCTGGGGATTCCGCTGTCGGGGAAGAACTGCCAAGACTCGTTGGCCACCCTGTGCGCATGGTCGTGGAGCTCATCGTCCTCGTACGTCGTCGGGGGCAGTTGCTGCAGCGCGGCCGTCATGAAGAACAGGTAGTCACCGCACTCCTCGATGAAGTTGGTGCGGTCCTTGGCTGTACAGGCTTCGTGGTACTCGGTCACCATCCCCAGGACGGCGTGAGTGAACATGGTGGATCGGGGTAGGGGGCGGAAGAGGTTGGCCACGAACTGGTCATAGGTGACGTCAGGGATACCTGTGTCGGCGTGTCGGATCATGTTGTGGGTGTCTGTGAAGCTCATTGTGGCTCTCCGATGATGGAGTTGATGGTGTAGAGGGTGTCGTTGTCGAGGGTCATGTTCTCTCTGGCCCAACGTAGGTAGCTCTTGGGGACGGCCTCGATGGCCTCACCCCTGTGCTTACCAAAAGGCAGTGAGGCGATGCGCATGGGCCTCTGAGCGTGCCGGGCAAGCTCAGGCAGCGTCATGTTCATGCGCTCGGCGATGTGCTTGGCCAGGTGGTAGGCCCACATCACATCGTTAAGTACACGGTGAGCGCCCCCAAAGTGACGGGGTAGGCCGAGGGCGTAGACGCAGGTGCTGAGCTTGTGGTCGTCCATGTCGGGGTACAGCTGCCTGACGTAGCGCAGGGTGTCCAACTCGAACACCTCGCCGTCGACGTAAGGTTCGAAAGCGGGGCGGTCGAACCCGATGCGGTGGCCGATCAAGGTCACCGGGCCTTGGAACCGCTTGCCGTGCACCTCGCCGAAGAACTCGTCCAGTGTGGGCGAATCCTTGACATCGTCGTAGGTCAGGCCGTGGATGCCCGACGCCGACGGGGAGATGGGCTGCTGTGGGTCAATCAGGCTCTCCACCTGATTGATGATGTTCCACTCCGAATCGATCTCGACCCAGCCAATTTCACATACGCCGCGGTCATCCTTGGCACTGGTTGTTTCGCTGTCTGCTACCAGCCACTTCATGCTGCCTCCCTTTGGCGCAGGAGCGCCATGAAGTAGATTGCGCTGGCCTGGGCCAGTGGTGCCACTTCCATGGCTGCCATCTCATCAACGGTCATGAACTTGTCGGGGTTGGCGCGGAAATTGGTCTCCCAGTCCTCAAACGCCTGGACGAGCTTTTCGTGGGTGACGTTCATGCTGGTTCTCCGATGTCGATGGGGTCTCGCAGGCACTCAAATGTCGCCATCCGAGGTTGGTCAATGACGCCATACGCGAGGTGCTTGATCTTGGCGATGTGGCCGACGATCGTCTCTGGGTTCTCAAAGAACGCTTTGGCCTCTGCCGCCTTCATCCGCCCAGACCCAGCCGTGATCTCTTTGCCCTTCTCGAAAAGCAGGCGCCCTGTGATTGAGCACCTGACATCGTTCAGGACTTCCCCAACAATCGCTCCAACGCTGCCGTTGGCCACTTTGCCGGCCTTCGCGCTACTGCGTTCGGTCTTTCCGAGGGTGTTCTTCTTGGCCTCGTTAGTGTTGGTCTCTTCCTCGATCAGCTTCGTGACCCGGATCTCGAAATCACCCCAAGGCTTGAAGCGCATGAACTGCTGGCCTGACTTGGTGGGCCGCCCTTCCTTCACCTTCTCACGTGGGTTGCGGAAGACTGCGCCTTCGTACCCCTCCTCCAAGCAGTCAGCGGCAAACGCTCTGGCCTCGTCGGCGTTGAGGATCACAGTGAATGGCACAAGGCGAAGCCGATCGTTTTTCAGTTTGATGATCAGCTCTCGCAGGGTGGTGTACCTGACTGCGTACTCTTGGTCTTGTGTCTCTGGCGTCACAAGGTCGAACAGCCACCAGTACAGGTTTGGCGGTTCGGTGACGCCCTTGAACGCACCGACTGCGCCAGTTGTCTGTGCACACAGGCTTTCGCCGGGGGCTGCGACAGGGTTGACGCCGAGTGTCAGCTCTCCGTCGAAGCCTCTGTGAGCGAGGTAGCTGAAGAGTTCAGTGACACCGAAGCCCTTGAACTCATCGAGGCTGCGGCCGACCAGCTTGTCGTTGGGCTGTAGGGCGCGGACTCCGTCGATTTTGGGCATACCCCAGACGGGGTAGGGGAGGGTGTCGAAGTTCGCGTCATCCGCGAGCTGTGGTTTGATGGTGCTCATGTTCTTGTTGTTCTGTTGAGCTGAAGAAAAGCGGCCGCTTGGGCCGCTGGGGTCAGGTGCACGCCTCGCAGGTTCCTTCGCCTGACAGGTCGCATGCTTTGCCTAGTGCGAAGTCATCGGACTGGGCGGCGTGGAAGGCGTCCAGCCGCTCAGTCAGGACGGCGACGTAGTCGGTCATGATCGCCTCCTGCCGGATCAGGCGCTGCCGTTCGGCACGCTCAACTTCGAGCCACTTGTCGGAGGCGATGAAGGTTCGGAGGCTGGAGAGTCGGGTCGAAAGCTGTTCGCGTTCGGCGACCATCCGCTCGATACGGGGATCAGTCAGCATGGGTTGCTCCTGTTGTAGTTGTTCTAGGAACGGGTTGGAAAGTATGAAGCTCGCGCTTCGCTTTGAGATAAGCCTCGTGGGCTTCTTCTGGGGTGGGAAACAGACCGAGGTACAACTTGCGTCCTCGTGCGCTTATCTGGGATAACCACAAACCCCTGTCAGGGAGCCAAGTTGTACCTAGCAAACCTTTGGTACGAGTCTTCCGAGTCCCGAGGTTTTGTGAGTTTTCAGCACCAGAGCACGCCCTCAGGTTGGCCAGTGCGTTATCGGACCTGACCCCATTTGCGTGGTCAATCTGGTCTGTGGGCCATTCACCGTGTGAAAAGTACCAAGCCAACCGATGCGCATAGTAGGCTTTGTTGTTGATCTGGATAGTGATGTAACCCTGAGTGTTCAAGGTTCCAGCAATTGAGCCGACCCTGACTCGATTACTGGTTGACACCTTCCAGGTGAATACACCTGTTTCAGGGTCGTAATGCAGCATCTCCTGCAGAGGTCCTGCAGTCAGTGTTTCGCTCATGTTCTTGTTTTTCTGCGAGGAAACGGAAAAAGCCTACGGCCGAAGCCGTAGGCAAGGGTGCCCGGTTGTTACCGGGACTTGGCGGGATTACAGCTTGTTGGGCAAGCTGGAAGCAAAGCTGAGCTTTGTCCATTTGTTACTATTTGCTGACACCACCTCGCGGATCACGAAGAACGTGAACGGGTCTTCCGGCACAGAGAAGCCGGGCAAGCCCATAGACGCACAGCGGGCCTGATCCTTCAGGTTCTGCTGGTACTTGCTGAACGACGGGATCGAGCTCTGAGACAGAGTGATCTGGATCACGGTGCCGATGGGGCCATCACCAGAGTCGGTCGCCAGCAGGGCGCAAGCCAAGTCGACATAACGCTTGGAGTTGGCCTTCTCAAAGCCCTCGGTCTCACGCAAGTAGGTGATGTACTCGGCAACAGATTTGCCGACCCACTTCTTCATCTCTTCGCCGATTACGGAGTCAATCACCTGACCGTCTTTGGAGTAGGCCACGAAGTCCTTGGTGGACTTTTCTTGGGCTCCGGGGGTGATCTCGAAGTGGTCGTCCCAAGCCAGCAGGCGAACCTTGGCCCAGCGGCCCAGGCTTGCGTCCTCTTTGCCGGTCTGGCTGATCTCTCCGTTGGAGCCTTTGAACACAGAGTAGTTGCCGTAGCTGAAGTCAGCGGCTCCTTTCATCTCGTCCAGCTCGCGCTGGAAGGCTTTGGCTTGTGCGGCGATGTCGTTCACATTGCCAACGGCTGTGCTCTGACGCACGGCGGGTACGGCGGCGGGGGTTGGTGCCGCGGCTTCTTCGCGGGCATCATTCATTGCTTCGACTGTGGTGTCCATTGTCATTTCTGTGGCTTCTTGTACTTGTTCGAATTGTGGTTCTTGTGCAGGTTTACGCAGGGCCATGTTGTTTCACTCCTAAAATTTCACTGTCATTTGCCGCCTGCTGATTCAGCAAGCGACCCTCTTCATCGAGTAACTTCGTTGCGAAGAACCCGAAGTCTTCTGCCATAAGATCCTCGAATCTATAACGGCAAATCACGGAGGTTCCGCCTCGCCGCAGTGGGCTAAACGGAGCCGCCTTTGAAACGCATGCGGGGATTTGCCGCATGGCGTTCAAGAAACCTTCCACGTTCTGGTAGTACGTCTGCTGGTGCCTTGCACGGGCCCAGCTTTGGTACTTCACGAACACGGATCGGATGTCTACGTCTACCATCAACGCTCCAGTGGAGTCGAAGTCGTAGCAGTATTCGAATCCCTCCCTGATGGCGTACTGCGATTCCGCCAGTTCGTTGTGAGAGATCCAAGTGACATCGGCCAACGCCTTGTAAATCTCCGCTTTCGGTGCTCCGGTACGCTTGATGGCGTCCTCGTTGAGCACTGTCTTGCAGAGCTGTGCAATGCGTTTGTCGAATTCTGTAACACCTACGGCATTTAGTGTTGCACGTAGGAATTTGAGGCCACAGATCACGATGGCCATGTTGGTCAGGGGTCGCTCGTTGACCTTCAGATCAGGGCGATCCTCGAGCATCCGCCTGACTTCATCTTTGGCGTCCTTGTACAGCTTGGCGTAGTCGGCCATCGACCACCGCAGGGTGTTCCACAGCAGCAAGGTGCCAAGCCGGCTGACCAAGATCCGAATCTTCTCCTCCTCCAGAACCGCCCACGTGTGGGGGTCCTGGTCGGCCGGCGTCATGGGGATGAGTACACATCGCTCCATGAACGCCGTCTCATCCAACAGCGTCTCGGTCATCGTCACGATGGGCGCTGACCGTTCCATCTGGGTGATGGTGCGGAAGTCAGAGGTGGAAGAACCATCCTTGATGCCGCCCATCATCATGGCGCCACTGTTGTAGGCCGTGCGGAACTCGCCGATCCAGCGGCTGTAGTCGAACTCCGACATCCCTGACCGCTTGAACTCGTCAATCAGGGCGGGTACGGAGGCCGAGGAGCTCAGCAGAACCCGTCGGGCATGCGCCGTCAGGGAGTTGCCCACCGCGCTTTGCACCTTGGGCTCCGCCTTCGCCCAGAACATCCGGGCCAACATCTTGGGTGTCGATGTCTTTCCGGAGCCGGCCGGCCCGTAGATCTGGAGGATCGGGAACTGGCCGTGGATTCGGTGGTGAATCTGGCGGTGGAATGTTGAGACAAACCAACCGAGAGCGGAGGCCACGGTGTACTCGGACTTGCTGAAGCTCATCAACGCGGTCAGCATCCTGTTGACGGCTGGGCCCTCACTTGGATCCAGCGGGTCGAGGTCGATGACGTCGGGGTCGTAGATGGAGCCGTTGCCCAGGTGAGGGCGGAACATGAATCGTTCATTGGGTCGTAGGGATTCCTTTGGGTTGTCGCTCACATCACGACCGAGAACCACACCACGAGGGGAGACGAACACAAGGATGCGCTCGGCGTTTTCGGGCTTGTCGGGGTCGGTGATGACGTCCACACCCTCACGGGTCAGGACGTAGGCGATGTTGTTGTCGCGGAGTGCTTGGTCTTTGAGTGCCATACGAACGCAAGTTGCTTGAATGTCGGTGCCTGTGAAACCTGATCCGTAGCCGGACAGGTACTTGTCGAGCGCCGCTCTGGAGCCGAAAGAATCCCCGAGGATCTCGTGGCGGCCGTAGTTGGTCAGGCGACCACCGCGATCTGCCACCAGAGTGGCCTGCAGGCCCACTTCCTTCTTGCTCTCCACACTCACCAGCGTCCAAGGCATCAGGAAGCCTGTGGCGCTGAGCCTTGTCGGAACATCGTCCTTGGTCTGGACGAAGATCCCGCGGTGGTTGACGATGACGCCGTTGTGCTCCCGGCGGTCGGCCATCTTCAAGGTCTGAACGACCTCGGAGCCAAGGGCAGCGTCCGCGAGTTCGAGGAGCTTCTTGGCGTCTTTGATGGAGCCGTCGGGGTTGAAGATCTCCGCACGGGCTTCGTCGCTGATGTTGGACGGCATCTCTGGCGTCGCCATCATCAACTCTCGCCCGGGGCGCAGCTCTTCAGGGTCAAACCCCTCCTCAGCGATCGACTTCAGGGCGCCGAACGAGAAGATGTAGCAGGGGTTGTCGTGGGTGTAGTAGAACCGCTCCCTCAGCGCATCCCTGCGTTTTCGGGGTGAGTTGTACCGGCCGTCCGAGGCGTAGTCCTGGATGATGCCCTCACAGGCTTCCAGAAACTCCGACTCGCTCTTGCCCAAGGCATGCGCCAAGATGGACAGCTGCAGGGAGACGTTGTTGAAGCCTGCCCCATCTTTCAGGTGCAGGCCGGCCATCATCAGCTTGACGCTGGTGGGCCACTCGCCGTTGAACCGGTTCAGGTCTTTGGTTTCATCCTTGGCCTTGGCGGTTCGCTTGCTTTCCTCCTCAACCAGAGCACGCTTCTCGAGGAAGAGTGCCTGCAGCTCGGCAGAAGGTCGGCTGGTGTCGGCTGGCACCAGTGGGCGCTGCTCCGACGTCAGCTCGTCGTACAGCTCCGGGGTCATTGTCATGGCCTCGGCGTACGAGATTTGGACCTTGTAGTGGCCGTTCTCCCTCTTGATGTTGGGCACCCTCCAGTGCCTGCCTTTGCGAGCGGAGTAGACCTTCATGTCGAGGGATCGGGTGACCCACTCGAGCACCATGTGCCGATAGACGTACGGCAGCAGGGTGACGCCTGTTTTGATGGCGTTCGCCGGGGCGAACACTTCCATCGGGATCTCGAGGTGGAAGCCCTTGCCGCCAGTGGCGTAGAGGCACATGGCGGTTGGATCCACCCTGTACTCATCGACCAACTTGGTCAAGGTTTCCTTGAAGTCGTTGATGACAGAGGGCAGCTCTTCTGCCTTGCCATCCCAGTCCATGTACAGCGGGCCGCTGTACTTCATGGCCAGATACTTCTCTCGAGTCCAGTCCTCTTGAGGGACTGCCTTTGCGTCCAGCACTGTGACCAGCACTGGGTGGAGAGAGGAGATGACGGATTGACGCTGCTCAGATGGAGCGAGCGTCCACTTCTCCTTCCCTCCGGTAAGTTGATACCAGAAGAAACTCACGAAGCCCTCGTTGTAGTTGTAGTTTTCGGGCGGAAAGCGGGGTCAGAACATCAGAATCGAACTTCGTCAGCCATCTCCGGGTAGTTGTCCAGAAAGCGTTTGAGGGTCAAACAATATGTGTGACCCTCAATCTGCTGGATGTCCCGGCTCTGAGACTTGATCAAAACTGCGTAATGAGCGCGGAACTCTAGTTCTCCTTTGATCTCCTGTCCAGCCCATCGGAATTCGAAGTGCTGCGGGAGGGACAAGAAGATCTCCCGGTCGGCCAGGCGACTCGGTATGGGTGAGATGAGTTGAGTCCGGTTGCGATAAACAACGCGGGCGGTTGGCACCTCTTTCAGGCCAAACGCGAACTCTCCGAAGTGGATGATCTCCGGCTTATAGGGTTTACCCTTATGGATCTCGTAGACCACCATCTTCCTGCTGGGGAAGGCAGGTTCCATCGCCATCCATTTGAAGGTTTGGAACTGAACTCGATCTCGCTGGGGCATCAACTCCACCAGCTCGTTGAAACTCTGTTTATCGTCAAGGTGACGTCGATCACTCGCCATGTATGGCCTCTCTTAATGTTTTGAGTCCCCCCGTCACCTTGACGATCGTGTCGTCCTTCTCAAGCAAGGCACGATGCATGCTTACCTGGATGGTTTTGTTTGCTACTGCGATCCGGCAGTTGACCTGCCGGGCCTGACCTTCTCGGTCCAACCGAGCATAGGCTTGTTCGAATTGTCGTGGAATAGTCGGGCACTCTAAAAAGAGCATCTCGTTGGAAACAGCCTGCAGGCCGTCCAACCCGACTCCCCCGGCATCCGGCTGGATCACCATCAGGCGACAGGTGGGGTCTTGGATGAACTTGTCGACAGCGGCGTACCGCTGCTTGTCTGTCAGGCCGCCAATGACGACGGCGGGGTTGTAATTGCTGAAGTACTGGGAGACGCCGGTGGTGGTCATTCGGTAGTTGGCCACGACCACCAGCTTCTCGTTCCCAATCTCATCCAGCACGGCATCGATCAGGTCAAAGCCAGCCGATACCTTACTGGGCTCGCCGGTGAAGTGTGCCCAGTTGTTGATGATCTGCTGGCACTTGTGATACAGGGCGCTGGCACTCAGGGCATCGATCACAGTGCCGTTGTCCATCTCCAACAGTTGCTGCTCGACCAGCGAGTTGTAGAGCTTGAGGTGCCCGGGCTCGAGGTCGTAGACGAGGGGGATGAAGTTGATGGGTTGCTCCCGGGTGGGTTCATAGAACTCCCACCCCTGCTTGAAGTTCTTCTGAAGCAGGTCGAGGTTGACCCACTCGGTGACCTTCTCGTAGTCGTCCCGCTCGCCCACATGGAGCTGCTCGAAGCGACGCTTGTTCCGATACGCCGTCGGGTTCGTGAACTTCATGTAGGTGTAGGCGTCCTCCGGCGTCGAGATGGGCGTCCCGGTGAGCAAGAGGACAGGGCGGTCGCTGAACATGCGCCAGACTGACCGGTAGTTGTCGGTCTGCATGTTCTTGATCTTGTGGGCCTCATCGGCGATCAAGCCCACTCGCTTGCCTTCGAAGTGGGACTCGATTCGGTTGAAGTCCCGCTTGAATATGTCGTACGACATCATGATGAACGTCGAGTCGAGACTCAGCTTGTACCGTTGGGTGGGGCTGCCGACGTAGAGGGTCTGGGTGACCGGCTGCCCGGTGCGCTTGTCGATGACCTTGGAGAGGAATCGGCTCCAGTTTCGCAGCACGATGGGGGGCATGATCACGATCCACTGGTTGGCGGTTCGGATCGAGCGGAGGTAGCAGGCGTGAAGCACAGCGGAGAAGGTCTTGCCGCAGTTCCCTGTTACGAAGATCCTTCCATTTCTCCTGAGGACTAAGTAGGTCGAGGGGACTGTAAAGCAGTACATGAATCCGTCCGGACTTGACTCCTCCCAGACAATATCAGAAGCCCCTTTCTTAAGTGAACGCAGCCCGTGCCGCCCACCTCGGTCCGTACCAGATCTGTGGACCAAGTAACAGGCTCCTCCCCTGTACTTTTCGGGCCCCCTGCTGTCTGCCGACAGGCTGGTTGTTCTTCCTGTGACAGTCCACAAATACTGTACAAAGTCTGCTGACTGCTTTGAGGTGCTGCAGAAGCGTGGCCCTGCGGACGGCCTAGAGTCCTCTGACCCATCCCAAAGCATCACTTCAAGGGCAAGCACTTGACGTTGGTGCTCATCTGCGTCCCAGAACCTTGAGTCAAACTCCTTCAGTCGGAGTGGGGCTGTGAACGAAAACACGTGGTACCCGATCGCCGTGCCGGCCGTTACTACCCTTTCCTTGTACGGGACGGCAGCGTCGTCCAAGAGTACCCGGAGTCGCTCGATCTTCCTCTCTCGCTTTAAACGTACAACCACGGTTCGTGAGTTCGACCCTCGGTGGCTCCCTTGGAAGTGTCCGTCAGCGATCACAGCCACTTGCAGCCGCAAGTCAGCGTCAGACATGGCGATACCACTCCGATGAGGGGCCTTGAAGACCGTGGGGATAGCGAAGGTCTTAACGTTTACCGTACCGACCTTACCCCCCGTTCGTGATGCGGCCAGCACCGCCTCGGCGGTCGCCTCACGAATCGTCTCTTTCTTGCAGTTTTCGTACCTACCTGCGGTCTGAAGCATCCCTACCACGCGATGCTCAGGTGACAGGAGCTGGTCAAGTCCGTACTTGGTCTTGATGCGGATCATGCGGTCGCATGGGTGCTTGATGTACGCCCTCGGTGCGACAAATTCCGCATCCCCTGATGGGGTCCACTGTGCAACTAGATCACCCTCAACGTACTGATCGATCCGCTTCCACCCTGTTGGGGTCAGAAATTCGGTCGTGGCGTCAACACATCCCGGTTTGAAGCCGTAGCCGAGGCGGGAGTCCTTGCCGTGGGCCTCAAGGACAGCCGCCTGAAACGGCTTTGGCGGAAAGGGGAATTGGTAGTTCTCCTGAAGCAGGTCCCAGTGACCCATGGTCAGGAGGCGTTGAGGGGCGTAAACGGAAGCGGGGGAGGGTTTTGACTCCAGGGCCTCGATGTCATCTCGGAGGGCCTGAATATCTGATTCGAGCGTTGTCATGGTTCACTTCTAAAAAGAGGCCCAAACTGGGCTGGGGAGTCACATGAACTTGGCGAGTACGTCCTTGGCTGCGCTGACATCGGTGATGACATCGTTGCCGAACATGACGTCGTCGGGGGAGACGCGGCAATGGCCAAGGCGGCGGTGAGCCCGCTCAACCCAGTCTGGCATGAGCTCGGTCAGGGGCAGCTTGTCGATGACGGGGCTGTTGGATGCCCAGTTCAGGAATTCCCGTGGAGAGCGGCGCAGCAGGTCGGCAACAGTGCGCCCTGTGCTGTTGAATGGGTTCAGGAATTCGCCGGTGGTCAGGCTGCTCGCGGTCGTCTTCCACGCCGCAGCGCCCAGTGTCTTGTTGGGCCCTGCAAAGGCGGAGTAGTCATCAGGTGCTGCCAGAAGGAACAGCAGGTTGAGTGTCTCCTGACGGTTGACGGTGAGCGCAGTCGTCACCTTGCCGAGGAACTTGTCGTCGTCTGAGGGGTTGTATCGGTAGACGTTCATGGTAGGGGTCAATTCATCTCTCCTTGGACAGTGAGCGTAAGATGTTCGATGAAGTCGTCGAGGTCAAGGTCCTCGTAGGGCCTGATCAGGCCGCCGGTACTCTCTGCATAATCGCAGGCTTCACCGGCGAGGTTGTGCGCGGCCTCAACCGCCGACGCTTTCGGGGCTTGGAATTGGCGCCACATCTGCGGCGGGTTGCTCGCCACCTGTGTGGTGGCGAAAAGGGTGACAAGGTTGCCCTCTACCTTGTACCCGAGCCGGATGACAAGGTTGCCTGCGGCTAGGGTAAACCCGTAGGTGGGCTTGCTTTCATGGCTGAGCAAATGGTTCAATCTTTCCTCCGGGTAGGCATCGGTATCGTCGGGTGTGACGGCCCGGGCTTGACAGGCGGGGTGTAGCCTGTATGCCGAAGTAGCGATGAGCGTGTGGGAGCTTACTCATCTGTTCCTGCGGAACGCCGTGGGCGACCAGCACTGTGCCACGCCCTCCGTTTTTTCGCAGGAACTCGAAATCCACGATCAACTGATCAGCGGTCACCTGGTCTCGTGTGTAGGTGTTGGTCACGATCCAGGTGTTGTTTTTGGTGTCGAAATCAATCTGCATGGTCATAGGTGTAGTTCACATCTAAAGCGCCAATCTGGCGGGCGGGGAGTCAGCCCCAGTACTTGTCGTCCCACTCACTGATCGATCTGTAGAGGTCGACAGCGGCAGCGGCGAACATTCCGAAAAGAAACATCGGGATTCCGATCAACAAGGCGAGGCCGAGTTGCAGTGGTGCCCTGAGCAGGATGCAAAACAGCTCCAGTGGAGCCATGGTCCCGCGCCAGAAGCCAACCCAGAATGGGTGAGGGCGCCGGCTCACGCAGCTTCCTTCAGGTACTCCGTCAGGCGAGCAATGCGGTTCTGGTGATACTCCTTCATGGCCCGGGCATACTCCTCGGCGCTCTGGGCCTCCAGCAAGCGGCGCTGAGACTCCTCGAGCTCCCTCTGGGCGATGGCGTGGGCCTTGGGTTCTTTGAAAAGCTGGATCAACTTGGTCATGTGGTTCACTCCTAAAAAATCAGACTTCAACAGTCTTTTGGGTTTCGGTTTTGGTCGAGAGCTTAGGTGGTTCGATCTTTCGAAGCCACGGGGTTGGGAAGTCAGCCCAGCCGACGACAACGTAGTTGCCGGCGTCACCCAGCTGGACAATGCCCTCGCCGGAGCAGCGCCAGACGCGCCCCCACTGGCTGTGCTCACCCTGCATGGTCACTGCGATGACGCGCTTGCCGATGTTGGGGGACTTGCCGCGGCCGAGGCCGCCGATCACCTCACACAGGTCGTTCGCTTTGATTGGCTCGCTCATCATTCATCCCTTCCGAGAAACTGTTTCCGCACTGCTGCCTCGACGGCTCGCTCCCAACTCCATGATTCGTCATAACCTGCACCCTCTTCCCATGCTCTGTAAATATCAGTCAACTGCTCATCATCCAACCGTGTCGGCGGTGTTTGCATTCCAACGATTTCTCGCACGCGCTGGGCCGAGTACCCATCTAAGGCATCGCCACGGCTGTCGAAAAACACAATGTCACCTTTGGGTAAGTCGCCAGTGAATTGCGGCGGTGTTTGTGCTGGGTAGCCAAACTCGCCAAGCAGTGAACCGAGCTTCTGGTCGATGCAAGTCAGGCATACATATCCGCCCATCGCATCAATCCGTAGTGGTGTGTGCTTGTGTTCGCCGCAGCCTGCGCACTTTGTGGCCTGAGTGCTGGAGTAAGTTGGCGGTGTTTGTGCTGTCCCTTGCGCCTCAATCTTTCCAAGGCGCTCCAACGTGTATCCACGCTGCGTCTTGACCAACGTCAGCCCAGCGTTGGCAATTGCTGCCAGAATACCGATCAACATTTCTGAGTCTGGGTTGTTCGGTGTTTGTGCTGGGGGTGTGACGGTGTAAACAGTTGCCTTGTCATGCTCTGCTTTGCATTCATCAGAGTGATGCGGCATGGCTTTTGATGCGCGGCAGTTTGAGCCTTTGCATACTTCTTTGAACTGATCCATCGAGTGACGATGCTGTCTTTCTCTGGCGTCAAACAATGTATTGCTGTCAACAATGGCTTGCAAGGCGGCTACCTTGTCAGGCTCCCCCGGCTTCGCATCAGGTTGTGCTGGGGGTGCGGCCTGAGCCTTTACTTCACCAAGATTCATAATCCTGTATCCGCTTGCTGTCTGCGCCAGTGCCAGACCAGCGTTACGAATGGCAGCAAGAACACCCTTTGGCACCTCTGGCTCAACAGGTGTTTGCGCTGGGGGTGCTGTGAACACTGGTTGCCACACGGCATTGTCAAAAGGACGCTCAGCCCCGATGCTGAACAGGCTGGTGTGCGGGACAACCCATGCGTATGGTCTCCACTGCAACAAAGGCTCCACCGGCTTCACATCAGGTTGTGCTGGAGGTGCGGCGTAGAGTCGTCTCACCTCATACTCCCACTGCGGGTCTTGTGCCTTTTCATAGTCGGCTGCTGCCTCTTTTGAGCACGGCTCCCAAAATCCCCATCCGTTGTTTTCGCAGTGGTGATTTGTACGAATGCGAGTCCTGCTCTCGTAATAAACAGGCTCCCCCGACTTCAGCGCAGCCTCAAGTGCTGACTGCAGTGTTTCGTGACGCAGTTCAATTTCGCCCACGGTCATGCGCTGGTGTGCTGCTTCTGCGTAGTTTTCAGCCAACTCCATCAATTCGTCGATTTGTTTGGTCATGATTTATCTCCAACTGGAAACTGAACAACCTTCCCCGGTTGCTTTCGGTTCTGGCTCGGCAAGTCCAGTTTCAACAAGCCACGTGGCGTATTTAGCTGGCGGCGACTCGTCGTGAATTGAATCCATGTGCGCCATCCGGTCTGACTTGTATTCAGGAGAATCAACGTCTGCAATCAGGTCAGTTCGTTTTGCCCAGCAGGCGCATTCGATCCAGCCCAGCATGTAGGCTTTGTTGAGTAGTTCTTCTTGGGTCATTTCATGGCCCTGATTCTTGATGCAAGCACGGAAGCTGCCCACTGTTCATCGTTCTGAGCAAGGCACTCCTTTTCTGGTTTTGCAGCAGCATCGCACTTCACAGCCGCTTCCTCAAGGGTTGCGTTGCGGATTAGGGCGGCGAAGGCTTGTAGTTCTTCTGGCTTTGCCACGTACAGCGGTTGCCGCTGGTTTGCTCCGTCGAGGTAGATACCTGCCTCACTTGCCCACTTGGTTATCTGTTCTGGCGTCATATGTTTTGCCTCTCGTAAAAAGATTGCATCCCAGAAAGCCCTCTGGTATCAGGCTTTGGAGTGATCAGCATCCCTGCGTAGCTCTGCGTTCTCACGCTCAAGCTGCTCGATGCGCCGCTTCAACACATCAGCCCGGTGCATTCCAAGCTCTTGCCAATCGCTTGACTTCTGCACCCACTCGGTCTTGTCGAGCCACTCGGCTATCGCTTTTTCAAGCATCTCGATGTGGTCAGCAACCTCATTCAGCGTCACGGATTTACTAAGCGCTGAACCGCCCGCCCATACACGCAGTCGTTGTACTAAGTCGGTCATTTCAAAACTCCAGATAAAAGACTTTGAACTGACAGCCTTCTCCGGCACCTGTTGCCAGTTCTGCGGCGCGTTTCATTGCAAGCTCTTTTGTTTCGAATAGGAAAGTCGGAGTGATTTGCCCGTACATGACATTCCCCGGATAGCAGGCATTCCAATACATGCCCATCTTCTGGCACAGAAGCCAGCCTTTTGGTTGCACTGGGGCTGCTGCAATTTCAGCCGATCTGCTGACTGTTCCCTCTGTTACCTCTGCTGTCATGCCAGTCCCCATCCAATTAGAAATACACCAACCAGCAGGGCAGCCATGATTGCTGCTCCTGCCCATGCCATGCGTTTCAATGAGCGTTCTAATTCGTTGGGGTCTAGCATTCCTGAAACCCCTCCGTTGCTGCGAGTGCGTTTAGCACCATGCGGTCACAATCTTCCAAAGGGTTGCCGTGGTAGTCGTACTCGATGCGAGCATTCTCAAGCGCCTCCCGCAGTGTCTTAATCGCTGCGTCCTGCTTACGTAGCATTGCTGCTGCTTGCTCTTGCTCTGATTCACTCAGGCTTGATTCCTGCTCAAGCATTTCGGCCAATTCAATTGCGGTCATTTCAGATCCACCTTTCCGACTGAGTAGTGCAAGTAGGTATTCGGGTGGCTCATCTTTTCCTTGGCCCAAGCTGCCGCTTCTTTGCGAGTTTCAAATGTCTTGACGATTTCAAATGCAGCGAGAAAGTCATAGGTGGCGTATGGATGCCGTGGGTGTTTTCGTGCAATCCAGATGGTCATTGCGTCACCTTTGGAATAAATCCAATTTCAATCAGGCCAGCAACGACATTTGCAATTGCTGGGAGCGTCGGGCATTTGCCTTCTTCGGCTGGTGCGTAATTGCTGAACTCTGGAAACCTGTCAATGAATTGCTTACGGGTCGAGCAGGCTTCAACTGCTGCTTTCAGTTGTGTGATTGCGCTTTGGCGCTTTGCCCATTCAGACTTAAATGGTGCCAATACTTCCTTCACGTTTGCGTCCCCAGTTGGAAGGATTGAAAGCGAATACTGGTTAAGACCACAGTAGTGAATACGTTCTGTCCTAATGGAGTGCGGTGCCTTCCGATAAGCGGCCCTACATTCCTTGCTCATAGCCTTGTAGAGCGCATCCTTGATTTTCTTTGAGACTCCTTCTTCATCCCATTTTGGGAGGTCGTGTTCGATAGCACGGACAATGGCTTGTTTGTGGTACTGATTCAGTTTCATTTCAACTCTCCATAATCAACATCAATAAATTCAGGGCAGTGGCCCATTACAGGCTCACGTCCACTCAGCCAAGGCTGCCAGTGATCAGACACCTGATGCCTGAATGCCCGGCGGGCGCAGTTGTTGCAAGGAATGACTGCCGTACCATCCACTTCTTTGCCTGAGCAACGGGCTACGTCATGGGGCAGGTAGGTGAGGCGGGTCATGCTCCCTCCACCTTCTTGATCATTGCGTCAGCGGCGTCGTGGCCCTTTTGCCTTGCGCCGTATGCAAGCTCTCGTCTGGCATCTTTCAGAGCCTTCAGAAGCTCGTCGTTCAGGCTGGTTAGTTTTGCCACCTCATGTCCAAGCTCTTGGAAATGGTCAGCGGCAGATTTGCCGACCTCTGTCAGCACCTCCATTGCGCCCGTGTCGAGTTCGATGCAGTAGTTCCAGCAGGCCACCAAGCGGCGGGCGTTTGGGATTGGGTCTGGCTCTGCGAACAGGTTTGGAGTGTGCGTGACGGAAAGCGCAACCATAGGCCCGCCATCGACTGCAACCCCAACTACGCAGGTTGAGCCGTAGCCGTCGTATTCGGCGCTCCAGCTACCAATGTCATTGACGACTTCCAGTCGTCCTTGTGTGTGCTGTGTCATCCATTCACTCCTTCAATCACCCTCAGCGGGGCAATGAACTGGGGGTCGTTGGCCGCTTTCTTGCGGCGTTTGCGGAACTCCATGGCGACCTTGAATCGCCAATCCCTGTCTTCCATGTAGCGGTCGTGCAGGGAGTCGTAATCGATCGAGTTGGGCCCGATTTCCTCGGCCACTCTGATCGAGGTGGCGTCATGCAGAAAGGCTTCGAACATGCTGATCGGCGGCATTTACTTCCTCCAATATGTCTGCGTACGTGGCCATGTGGCCACCTCGAACCAGGTTTCGGATCTTTTGGCGATCTGGAGGTACTGGCCGTAGTGGATGGACTGGCGCTGCAGGTCGTGGTACTCCTGTAGCTCCCTCAAAGCGAATACCTCGGACTGAGGTATGCGCCAAACGTTGTTGTCGGCGAACTCTTTGCGCACCTTGGCGAGCACCACCTGGGCCTCGGCGGCCACTGGTATGACTTCGTGCCCGATGCCCATGCGGGCCATCATCTCGGCCATGTTGGTGATGTCCACCATGAGCACCCACTCGTCGTTGCCGAACTCGCCCCGGGCCATGTTGCCAATGGCCTTGAGCTCGGCGTTCTTGTACTCGGCGTTGCGTTTGGGGCTGATGACGGAGGCGTTCTCAATGGCCATCAGCACTGGGTTTTTGACTGAGGTGTACTTTCTGCGCTTTTTCATGCTTGGCTTTCTTGATCTGATCGTCGAGCACCATCAGGACGAGGCTGATGGCTTGGTCCGTCTGCCTGACCAGCCGGTCAAAGGAGGCCAGAAGGCGCTCCTGCTTGGCTTTGGGGTGTAGGCGGGTAGGTCGTTGTCGCTTCATTTCTTGCTCCTGAAAGAGATCCAGCACTTGGCGCAATACCATTTGGCTGGGGACATCTGGATGCCGCCCTCAGGCAGGCGGAGTTGGAGGCATTTGCTGCGCTCCCGTTCTGCGCCCTCGTTCTTGAGGGATCCGGGTAGGTCGACGGTCCTCATAGGTAGCAATTCCCCGCGGTGATTTCGTGGAACTCGCCCTCCCAGAAGATATGAACGTCGCGTCCGTCGATGACGATGGCGGGAACCTCGATGCCAAGTTCCTGCTCCTCGAGCAGCGAGAACTTGGCGCCCTCGCAACTCGTCCGCATGACGGAGATTGCCCGGGCCTTCTGGTCTAGACTCAGGGTGGTGTTATGGATGTCGCTCAGATTGCGTTGGGCGCGCTTTTGGTACTCGACCCACTCTTCGTTGTCGTCCATGACGACGACGGGGAGGGTGAAGAAGTCACGCTCGTCGATCTCGTCGCAGACAAAGGCGGCACCGTAGCCGCCGTCGCTGTACCAATTGAACCCAGCGGCGTGGATGGAATCGACGCGGGCGGCGTCACGCCAATACTCGTGAGTGATCTTCAGTGCGTAGGGCTTGGTGAAGCCCCACCGGGCGTCACACCCACCGTGCACCATCACAATCAGGTGAGTGGGCTCGTAGTCATCGTCGGTGTACACCTCCCAGAACTGGATGTCCTGACTGAGATCCCAGTCGGAAGGTGAGTTGTAGGTGTAGGTCACCCTCGGCTCACACTCGGTGGAGAACTCGGTGGCGACCTTCTCGGCGGTGTCGAACCAAGTGCCATCTTCGTCGGCGTCGATGGCAGCCTGCATCTCGGCGTCGGGTTCGAAATTCAGTTTGAGCCAGTGGTACAGGCTGATGCTGGCGGTGTAGCCCTGAAGGCGGCCCTTGTAGACCTGCCAGTCCACCGTTGTGCTGGGCTCCGACTCGAAGTCCTTGCCTTGGTTGCGCTGCCAGGCTCGGCCGTAAATGCCGCCAGAGTCAACGATGCAGCTGCCGGTGTTCTCGGTCAGCATTTGAGCGGCCAATTCGGCCATCGATGTTTGGGTCACGGTCGTGTCCATGGTTGGTTCACTTCTAAAAATGCCTCAATACGAGGCGAAAAGGGTGGTGACTACTCGCTGCGTCAGGTGGGCCTAGTCAGTACCGGCTGTGAACCGGGTGAAAAGGGGAGTCGTGTTCCACCTGCATCCGCTTTCGATCACCAAGGAAGCCGGCCGGTCTGGACTCCCGGCACCTCCGCGCTATTTGCTCGGCGGGCTACTTCTAAACCCCACGGCTTTCTTGGTGACCCCCGGCCTTTCACCGGGGTGGTTGTCAGGGCTTACACCTGCATCGGCCGGGTCGGTCCCAACCTAGATCCGTAGCGTGGATCGGACGGCCTGATCACAAGGGAGAAAGGGGAACCCTTGCTCAGGCTGCCGGTGTTATTGTCCCCACCGCCGGCTGGGGTCTCAGCGTGGTCAATCAGTTCGCATGGAGTCGGAGAGTGGTGACGGGCTCACCGACTTTGGTGTAGGTGTCGACGATTTCGGGCGGAGCTTTGAGCTCAGCGGCAACCGACCTCCAGTCGACAGTGATTCGGGGTTTGGATGTGGAGATCACGGCCTTGACGAAGGTGCCCTTGATGGTGGGCTCACCGGCCGCCACTAGCTGTGCTTTGAGTGTGGACATCTCGGCTTCCACCTCACTGATGTGGGCGTGGAGCTCAGCGTACCGGTCAACAATATCCGTCATGGAAACAATGCTCATAGTCATGGTGTGGTTCACTTCTAAAAATGCCTCAATACGAGGCGAGGGATGGACTGTATTGCAACCTGGGTCGAGGTGCAATCAGGTGGGAATATGCTTGTGGAAGAAGATGCGTTCGACCTTCTTCTTGGACGCCCCGTGGGCACGAAATCCGATAACTGCTTTGCGGTCCTTGCTCTGGCACAGGCCGCAGTCCTTGCATTGCACGGACTCGGAGATGGTGGCTGGGCAGATGGCGACGTGCCGACCATTGGGCGTCTTGAGTGCCTTGACCTGGTCGATAGGCAGGGCGGTGACGACGGGGCCGATGCCGAGATCCATGTAGGCGTCAACTTCGGCGAGGGTCTCACTCGAGAGGTTGATCGTGAGACCGGTACCGCGATTGACCTCCCGAATGATGTCGTGGTTGCGAAACTCGAACGGATCGAAGTGGCTGAAGGTGAACCCATCGGTGTGCGATGAGGCTTCAGCCAACATCCTGAGCGAGCGCACATCGATCAGGCCGTCATCCGCCTTGGGCAAGTCGCCCGCTTGGGCGTGCCGCCATAGAGTGGCCCTGCGCAGGCTGGAGATGTGGTCGCAGGTCTGCTCAATAGTTAAGCCTGCCGACGGGTCGTCAAGTTTGCGCCATTGGAGGGCCATTGGCCCGCCGGCTGCAGCGTAGCAGCCGCCACCCTTGTATGAGCACTCGTCGGGGCAGCTGTAGCGGCTGATGGTTGTTGCTGGGATAGGGCCCAGCTTCCTGTTTGATGACACCTTAATGAAGGCGTAGCGATGCCTGGAAATAGATTCCATCTTGGTTCACTCCTAAAAAGCCGCAACGAGGCGGCGGGACTTTTGAAAATCAGGTTGTTGCGAATGGGTGCAGGAGCGCCTCAGCCGCCTTCCTAGCGGCGATAGCGTCGTTGATGTCGGTGAATCTGCCTAAGGCGCGGACCGATCTGTTCAAGCAGATGTATGCCTTCCATTTTTGGTATTGGCTGCACCAGCAAACGCCCTTGACACCTGACGTATTCCGCCTGTTCAGCTTGGTGTTCTGCCCATTCTGTACCTTCGACGCTTCCCGCAGATTGCCGATCCGGTTGTCGGTCCGAACTCGGTTGATGTGGTCCAGGTGGGCCTCGGGCCACTTACCATAGACGTAGAGCCAAGCCAACCTGTGAGCCATGTACTTGCTCCCATGGACCCATACCTCTACGTACCCGTTGTGGGTGAGGCTCCCCAGTGGCTCCCCCACCTTTACCCTGCTGGTGGTGCGCAGTCTCTGCGTAAACACGCCTGTGTCCGGGTCGTAGCTAAAGCGTTCCCGCAGTTGCTCTGCAGTAAGATCGTGCTTGCTCATGCTGTCGTTCCTTTCAAACGATGGTCTGTGAAGTGGCTCTGAGTCGTTCCACCGACTCAGAGCTGCGCCTCCAGACTGGACCGACTTCAGGGCGAAGTCAATCCCTACCAGTCAAACACCGGCAGCTCCGGCATGACTTCACCATCCGCATCGAAGCGCACCCAGTCGCTGCCCGGGAACTCTGCGTTCAGCCAGTTGCGGATGGGTTCCATCCAGGGTTTAAACGGCTGCTCATCGAAGTAGATGAAGTAGCCTTCCTCGTACTTGGCGCAGTACAGCATGTCCTGCAGCGGCGCATCGCTGCTGGGCATGTGTCTGGTGCTGATGGCGGGCACCGCCATCACGAAGTCTGGCTTCATGGTTCACTCCTAAAAGAGCCGCAACGAGGCGGCAAAAGTTGACTGAAATCAGTCGAAGAAATCCCCCTGCGCCGTCGAGAACAACGTGCCTTCGAAGCTGTTGACCTTGCCGGTTTCGGGGTGGATTCGGTACACCGTCACCAAGTGCCAAGGGTGGGCTTCCTTCACGAGGTTGTGAAGGGTCTCAGCAGCCTCGTACTCGGCGGGGGCGTCGATGAGGACTTGGATGGTGGCGACGAACTTGTGCATGGCTTAATCCACAACGACCTTGAGAGTCACGTTGTACTTGAGTGCCTCCTCGATCTTGTCGCCGATGTCGAGGTCTTCGATCTCGTCGCAAACGATGATCTTGACGTCATCCGAGATCAGTTGCTTCAGCGAGTCATCGATCTGCATCTGGTACAGCTCATCCCGCACGGCTTGGCCGAAGGCAGGGCAATCGAAGTCAGCGGCGGGGGGGCGAAGTTCGTTCACCTTCGCTGATAGGTTGTCGACCCGCGCTGACAGCGGGGCCACCTGTTGGTCGGTGATGTGCATCCAACCTGATTCGAGGGCGGAGATGCGCCCACTTGCGGCTTGGTCATTGATGTCGATCTTCTGCCTGATGTCAGCCATCTCCTGCTCTAGCTGGGCGAGGGCGTTGGAGTACAGCGCTTCGATGCTGGACATGTGAGCCTCGACGGCTTTGGCGATGGCGGAATTGATGGCTTCGTTGATGTCAAACATGGTTCACTCCAAAAATGCCCAATGTGGGCGGGTTACAAATTACTTGGGTTTGGTGAAGAATGGGTGTAGTCTGTCCTCAGCCCTTGCTCTGACCTCGGCCGCTTCAGTCAAGTCGGTGAAGAGGCCGAGATACTTGGTGCGCCGGTCCACTCGTATCTGAGCCAGCCACTTATGGTGGGTGTTGCACCACGTCACACCCTTGACGCCGCTCTTGTTATCGGAACGTAGGGAGGAATTTTGCGCATTCACTGTCGCGGAGGCCTCTCGAAGGTTCTTCCATGAGTTATTGGCCCTGTTTCGGTCAATGTGGTCTATGAACTCAACCGGCCAACTACCGGTCATGTAGAGCCAGGCGAGCCTGTGGGCTCTGTACAAGCGGTTATTGAGTGGTATCAATACGTACCCAGACGGGTCCATCACGCCCATTACGTCACCTACCTTGGCTCGAGCCTTGCTGACCAATCGGGTGAATACACCAGTGTCTGGGTCATAACTAACCATGGCCCTCAAGGAGTCTGCCTTTAGATCGGCGATAAAATCAGGCTTGCTCATGCTGTTCGTCCTGTAAACGAATGGTCTTGGGAAGTGAACGGGATGCCCTGCAAGGCGTCCCGTTTGCGCTTTTCCAGACTGGACCAGCATCAGTCCAAAGTCAATCCCTCGCGTAGCTCTGACCCTACCACTCAGACAAGAGGATGAGCGTGAACATCTCCTCATCCCACGCGAGGAAGAACTTCCACTCACCGGGTGAGCAGTCCGTCCAGCCGATGTTGCGCACCCACGGTGTGGGGTCGTCGTCGACACCCTCCCCAATCAGGGAGGCCGTCTCGTCCGGGTTCACCTTAAAGGTGATCATCAGGTTGTAGCTGCCGTCCGTCCTGCGCTTGAGGTGTGCACACCCCTCGGTGGCCACGATGTCGAGCATCCAGAAAAGCCCTGCGCTGACGCACTCGCCCACACCGTCACTGAAGATCAGCCTGGGCACCAGCGGGTGCCTGATCATCCGGTTGGCGCCGTTTCGCGGCTCGTTGTAGGCTGCGAGAAACTTTTCCATGTTCATGATCAGGCCTCCACTTTCAACTCGATCCGGTGGTGCCTGCCATCCCAGCAGTTCCACTGGCCGTCGATGAATAGGTAGGTGTACTCGGCGTTGCTGTTATCGCCCAGGCTGCGGAAGGCGCTCAAGTTGGCCGACTTCTTCGCCCTCGTGCCTTTCTCGCCCCGATCCCGGCCATAGGCCATCGTCCATTTCGACCTGGGATCTGCGTCAAGTGCGGCACGCTCCTTGGCTCCCGCGTTGATGCTGAAGTAGGGCAGCTGCCAATCGAAGTCGTGCTTCTCGCCGACTTCCTCCCGGAGGACGGAGATGTCACCGAGGGCGATGAGCGCCCTGACCTTGGCTGGATCCGTCCAGTGCTCAAGCAAGGTGGCGCCGACGCCTTCTGGGTAGCCATCAAAGTGGCAGTAGATGCTGGTGATGGTTTGGTCGTCGTTGACGACGCCGATACGGGAACTTGTGCTCATGGTTCACTCCTAAATTTCAGGCCAACTCGGCCGGTTCAACAAATCGTTGCGCCTCGCTCAGCGCATCGCTCTTGGCGGCGTCGACGCCGTAGTAGCTCCAGCAGGAGTCCACCTGCTCTCCGTCCACCTTCAAAACCCACCCGTACACCTCGCCACGCAGATACTGGTCGAAGGTCTCGACCTCAGCTCGCAACACGCTGTACACCTTCTCGCGGATCGACTTGGTGATTCGCTTGCCGCCGTACTCCTGCAGGGCTTTCTCGCGGGTGGTGTAGACCCAACCTGACCAGCCGGAGTCCCATGGGCAGCCAAATGGGTTCTCATACGCCGCCTTGATCGTTGCCTGGCCGTGAACGTAGGCGTAGACGGGGATGCCGATGTACTGCCCGGTCTGGATCTTGCGGGAGATCTCGGTGAAGCGGTCATCGTCCACGGCCTCAGTGCCGAGCACGTGCCGGCCATGGCCCTTGTAGGTGATCTCGCCCAAGTTGTCCCAGTTGGCGGGGGACTCGGCGTCTTCGTCCTGATGGATTTCGATGACGACGTTGTCGCTGACTTTGATGGTTTCGACGGGCATGGCTCAGTCCTCCCGGTTGAAATTGATTTCCTCTGCTGCATAGGCGATGAACACCTCCAGCAGCTTCTTGCGGTGCTCGAGCCCGCTGAAATACACGCCGGCGAAGCCGCCGTCGGTGACGCCGAGGTAGTCTTGGATCCGGCGGCAGCCGGCGTTGATGGCGTCTTCCACGGCATCCTCAACCACCTCCTGAAGGTAGGCCAAGGCCTTCACGTCGTCGGGGGTCATGCCGTAGTGCTTGTGGGGATCCGTCTCAAACCGACCGCAGGGTGAGGTTGTGAGGTCGAACAGGGCGTAGTCCTCGAAGACGATGCCGAGGTGGGGTGTGTCGTCGGCGACGTCGGGTGCAAGGGTCAAAAGGTGCGGGAATTGGCGCATGATTCACTCCTAAAAGGGAGCCTCCGGTGCATCCGAAGGGCTCCATGGTTTGGGTTTTGGTTTGCCTGGCCACTGCGGGAACGGCCAGTTGGGTGGGCGGTTCAGGTGCTGCACATCTGGTGCAACGTGCGGGCCACATCCCACTTGATGCGTCGAAACGGCTTCGCCCTCGACGCGTAATTGGTTTTGGGTTTGGGCACCAAGTGCATCGCCTTGGTGATCGCGGCCTCTTCGCAGACGGCGCTCACATAGATCACCTCCCACGGGATGGGGAGGAAGCCGCAGGTGCCGAGCTGGCCTTTGGGGCGCACCGCCCACTGGCCGGATTTGAGGGGGACTGCTTCGTATTCGATCATTTCACCCACTCCAGGTTGAAGACGGAGGGATAGAACTCTCGGGAGTGCGGCGCAGTGGTGTACACGCGCCCACTGCCATGGCCATTGGGATGGCGACCGCCACCAATGATCCAGTACTCGCCGCGGAAATCGGGCAACTCATCGCCCTCGGAAACAGGTTCGCCCGTCTCTGCGTGGACGAGGCGCCAATCGTTGTCTTTGATCATGATTCACTCCTAAAAATGCCTCAACGCGAGGCGGATCTGGATTTGCCGGGCAGGGCGTCCACAAACTGTGGTGCCCCGTAATACCCCAGAGCAAGGGCGCTCGCCGCGAGGACGAGCTTGATGAGGGTCTTGGTCAGGAGAGCTCCTTCATCAATTCATCGCGGACGCCTATCGCCACGATGGCCATCAAGTCCTCGGCGTCTTGGGCTGAGACGCCGTTGCGAGTCAGGAGTGAAAACACCTCCTGTTTCAATTCAGATGCCGCTTTCTTCTGGTCGGCCACCGGCTTCCCACTGGTGAGGATCCGAGTCAGGTTGTCGCGCAATTCCATGAGAATCTGAGCGTCGTTCATGCCAACTCCAAAAACCGAGCCTCATCCCGCGCTGTGACCTTTCTGGCCAACCACCCAGCGGGGCGTCCACGGCGATCGAACACCTCGTATGAGAAGTGCCCGTCGTCGATTTGGTAGGCGTTGTCGGGGGGTCCGCCGACGTAGTCACGCGGCGAACTGTAGGAAACGGATACGAGGCAGGGGATGCCTGCGATTCTTGTTGGGATCATGATCACTCCTTCACCGGGTCTACATTGAAATTGAATGCAATCAACTGGCAAAACAGGCGGTATTGCTGAAGGTACTCCTCGTTGTTTGCGTGGGTCTTCTCGATGGCTCGGCTGAACTCGTGAACCGAACCTGAGAAGCATCCACAGTTGACGCGAACACCGATCTTTTTGTCTCTGTGTGCAGTAGTGCACCGGCCTGATGACTTAGCTGGGCCGATTTGCAGGTGATCTTGTGGGTTTTGGACATGAGCGTTGCCGGACACCCAAGCGTTGCCGTACACCCGAGCGTTGCCGGACACCCGAGCGTTGCCGTACACCCGAGCGTCGCCGTACACCCGAGCGTTGCCGGACACCCGAGCGTCGCCGTACACCCGAGCGTTGCCGGACACCCAAGCGTCGCCGTACACCCAAGCGTCGCCGTACACCCGAGCGTTGCCGTACACCCAAGCGTCGCCGTACACCCAAGCGTCGCCGTACACCCGAGCGTCGCCGTACACACAAGCGTCGCCGTACA